TCACGCGGCCACCTGCCAGCGGCTCGGCGCGCGGAGCGTGGCCACGGAGGCTTCGCGGCGCAGTTCGGCGCGGACGCGTTCGACGGTGCGCGGGCTGACGCCGGTCCGCTCGGCGACGACGGCGACCGTGAGCGGGGTCGCCGCGAGCGCGCGGAGCAGGTCGAGCTGCTCCGCGGGGATGTGCTCTTTCCGTGGCGCCGGGATGACGGCGGCCACTGGGGTCTCGCGGCGCAGTTCGGCGCGGACGCGTTCGATGGTGCGTTTGCTGACGCCGGTGCGGTCGACGATCTCGATGGCGTGCCGACCGGTGGCGGCGAGGCGCCGCAGGGCTTCCCGCTGCTCGGCGGGGAGCAGGCGGCCGAAGGCGATGATGCCTTCGCAGGCGAGCGCGATGGCGAACTCGTCGAGCACGGCCTGGGGTTCGGGGTCGAACATCGGGATGGTCACGCCGCGACCCCCGTTCTCTTGTTGGCGCACAGGGTGCGGGCGATCCCGGCGTCGACGCCGGTGCTGACGAGGCGTTCGTACTCGGCGGGGTCCTGGAGCCAGCCGAGGAGATCGGCAGGTGAGCGGTCTTCGAGGACCAGGCCGGCGAGGACGGTGAGGACGGCGCGGGTGCCGAGTTCGATCCCGGCCGGGACCGGGGTGCGGTCGTTTCTGAGGGCTCGGCGCAGGACGCGGTCGGCGTCGGCGAGTGCGAGCCCGATGCCGTCAGCGTCGCCGCGGTGTACGAGGTCGATGACCTGTTGGACGTGCGGGAGGACTTTGTCGAGGTGACGGCTTCCGGTGACGGCGACGGCGTCGGCCGTCCCAGGTGCTGCTGGGGCGATCATCGCTCGTTCCCTTCGGGGCTAGTGGCTGCTGGTGGTGGCGGATTCGCGGGCGTAGCGTTCGGCGGCCGCGCGGCAGACCTTGCGGTGGCCGTGGAAGATCGGGGCGGGGCCGAGTGGCCAGACTCGGTTCTCGGTGAACCGGATGGGCCGCTGGTTCGCGGTGACCTCGCCGCCGCATTCGGGGCAGCGGCCCGCTTCGGAGAAACGCAAGGCTCTGGCGAAGACGACGTCGGAGACCTGGTTGGCCTCCTGGGCGCGGCAGGGCACGGGCTCGTGGCAGCAGCCGCACACCGGGTAGTGGCCGTTCGGGTAGATCCACCAGGCGACGACTCCGGCCCAGGTGCGCAGCCGCAGGGAGCTGGTGCCCGTGGTGGCGTGGATGGTGACCAGGCTCGGGGTGGCGTCGCGGCCGTGGGTTTCGCGCATCGAGCGGTCGGTTTCGGTCCATGCGTCTCGGGGGACGGCGGCGACGTCCTTGACGATCCAGGCGCGCCGGTCGTAGGCGATGGTGTCGCCGATTTCGGGAGTCCGGCGGGTCTTCTCCGCGTCGGCGGGTTCCCATGCGGGCGGTTTCAGCATGTGCTTGCTCCCGCCTGGATGGCCGTCTGCGCGAACGGGCGGTCGTCGTCGGGGTGCAGCGCTTCGGGCAGTTCGTCGACGTTCTGGACGAATCTGGGGCGCGGTAGCGGCGGCAGCTCGCGCGTGTGCGCGCGCGTGTGGTGGGTTACCTCCACGGCCGGAGTTTCGAGTCGGCCACTGATTCGGTGAGCAGGCTGTTCGAGGGCAAGCCGACCCGGACCGCAGGGAGCGGAGCGACCGAGGACCGGAAGCGGCGCGGCAGCGCCTTCCTTCTCTTCGGGTTGTTCTTCTGTTCTGGTTGTTGAGGGTTCAGGTTGTTGATCTCCCTTCTGAGGGAGGTCCGGACGTCCCTTGGAGCGGGTAACCGGATGTCCCTTGGAAGGGGTCGCCGGACCTCCCTTCTGAGGGATGTTCGGGCTGACCTGCACCTTTGCGCCGTAGAAGCTGGTCAGGGTGATGTGGCCGTCGTAGCTTCCGGGCGGGGCCTCGTGGACGGTGTAGATCAGCCGCTTGAACATGCGGTTCGGGCCCCACCGGACTTCTTCGATCTCCACCGCGCCGAGCTCCACGAGCGGGCGCGTGTACTTCCCGACGTCGGTCGGCTTCTTGAGTCCCATCAGGCCGGCGAGCGTGGCCTGCGTGGGCCAGCAGGTGTCGTCGCGTCGCTGCCCGTTCACGTGCATGCGTAACAACGCGTAGAGCGTCTTCGACTGGGAGGGGAGATCGGCGGCGAGGAGGACCCACTGGCCGACCGTGGTGTACGGGAATCCGCGTCCGTGGCGGATGGCCATCTCGGTGTCGGGGTCGTGCGTGTCGAACAAGGTCGTGCTCCGGTTGTGAGTCCGCGCGCGGGCGTGCAGGAGCGCCAGGCGTGGGAGGTGGTCCGGACAACGAGAGGGCGCGCGGGTATGCGGCGGCTCGGGCTGTGCCGGGAGAACCCTCGACGGGGTGCGACGAACGTGCGGTCCGGGCTGTTGGGCCCGCAGGGTTGACCGCGTGGACGTGCTGGCGTCGTGGGTGGGAAGTAACCCCTGATCAGCCGTTAGGTCAGCTGGCGGGGCTGAGCCGCCCGCGAGGAGGCGGGCGGTGCGACGATCGTCTGATCTCTACGGCGTTAGGCCGGAGATGTGACGCTCGTATCGGCTTGACGTCGCCGTGTCGTGGGTACGATCCACGCTGGCCCCCTGGTGCTCGTTTTTGTTGGAAGGAACGAGTCTGGGGCGGTGAGACGGTCTTCGACTGTCTCGGTCTCGGGGTGGATTGTGCTGATCCACCCCGAGGCTCCGCCTGACAAACTCGGTTGTTGCATACTCAACGAAACCTATGTTAGTGATGGTCCCCAACCAATAACAGGGCTGTAACACATAGATCTCCGAAAAAGAGTCGCAGCCGCCATTTGGGTGACGTGTTTTCGTGACAATTCCGAGGCCGAAACCTGTAACGATCACCGCGCCGGTGTCACTCACCAGGGACGACGCGCCACTACCGCCGAGTAAGTGAGGCAAGGGTAACCGCAGGTGAGAAGGGCCCTCGACCGTCCACAGTGACCGGACACACACGCCTTGAGCTTGATCACCTTCGGTGCCGGATCGATCACCTCCGGTGAATATGCAATTGCGCGCTACGCGGACTGCGACATTTGCACTAGCCCCGGAAATGTCACAGTAACAACAAAGGGGCGTCCAGCGATAAATAGTGTTCGCCATTGTGGATTTCGAGCGCAATTGAGCGCGGATCGCCTCCGCTGACGACCGCGGCCTCACGTCGGGAACGCGTAGTAGCCGCCGCGCGGGGTCACGTGCTCGTCCAGCGCGGCGAAGAACTCCGCCATCGCCTCGCGTTCCCAGCTCGGGGCGCCGCCGTCCGCGGTGTGCTCCAGGTAGCGCCTGGTGCTCTCCCATTCCTCCACCACCTTCGCCGTCGGCTCGTTCGAGATCAGCCACCGGGCGTGGCCTGCCGGGGTTCCGCCGCGCATGGCGGGTTTCAGTCCGGCGCGCAGGGCGTCCTCTTCGGACATGGCGAACGTCGACCACGGGGCGCCGTTCTGCTCGGCGGCGCCCGCCGGCTTGTACCCGGCGGGGGCCGGTGCCCGCCGCGCGGGGGCGGCGGGCACCGGCCATGACCACTTGCTGGCCTTCACGACGCGTCGTCCTCGGCGCTGGCCTCGTCCTGAATCGCCTGCTCGATCGCGGCCGCGATGATCTCCTGGCGCTGGTCCTTCTCCAGTGCGCTGTACTCGCGCAGCGTCGTGAGGATCAGGCGCCGGTCTTCCATGGTCAACAGGTTCGGGTTCTCCACCGGGTGCTTCACCACGTCCGCCAACACCCGGATCTGGTTCTCCAAGTCCCGGACTTCCAGGTACTCCAGGCCCGCCTTGATGGCCACGAGCAGCTGCTCTCCGGTCATCTCCGTGACGGGCTTCCCCTGGGTGTCCGCCGAGGCCTGCGCGGGCGCGGCCGGGGGCCGCTGGGGGCGCTGCTGAGCCTGCTGGCGGTTCTGCGGCGGCCGCCCGTCACCTTGGGCGCGGGCGTCCCGTTCGGCCAGGCGACGGGACTCTTCCGCGCGGTCCTCGTCCGCACCATCGCGGCGCACCTCCCGGCTGTACGCCTTAACGGGGTCGCACTTCATGTAGTCGAAGATCAGCCATTCCAGCGGGTTCCGGTCCTTCGGTGGCTCCACGGCCTCGTCTTCGGACTGGATGCCCGCGAACACCGAGCGGCAGCCGACGACCTCGACCTTCGCGCGACGGCCGCGCGTGCCGCGCCGGACACGGAGGATCGCCGTCGAGTCGAACGACAGGTCCTTCTGCGCCTGCGTCGACCACACCTTTTCCCCGGTGGGGTTGCCGTCGTCGCCGATCGCCGAGACGTCGCGGCCGCGCGCGGTGTAGACGACGATGCCGGGGATCGCGGCGAGCAGGTTCAGGATCTCGTAGTGCTTGTCGATCACCGGGTTCCAGTAGTTGGGTCCGGCGTTGATCTCCGCGTTCGGGTCCTGCCGCAGGATCGCGCGGTTCTTCTTCGACTGCCTGGCCCGCCACTTCGCGAGCGCGCCGAGGGCTTTCCACTCCCCCGACATGGAGTCGATGCACACCAGGATGGGCTTCTCCCCGGCGGCGAGAGCGGCCTTCCCGACGTGGCGCAGCCACGCCAGGCGCTCCATGAAGTCGGCGAGGTTCGTGAAGTTCACGACCTGGTAGTTCGCGCCGGGAACGGCGCCGTACTGCTGTGCGGTGCCCTCGAAACCGAATTCGAGCCAGAACGCGCGGCCGACCTTTTCACTGCCGGTGAATTCGGCGAGGAGCCAGGACTTCCCGGCCTTTTCCTCGCCTTCGACCAGGACCATGGGCCACGGCACCGCGCCGGTCGGCGTCTCGGTCGGCACCAGCTTGAGCAGGCGTTCCAGCTCGGCGGTTGCCTTGTCGAGCGAGGTCCCGGCGCCGGTCGGTGTGCTGCCCGGGGCGTCGAGTGTTGCGGTCATTTCTTCCTCGTTTCTGACATGACGGTCCCCTGACGCGCTTTCGTGTTGGACCGAAAGCGCGCTTTATGAACAGTTTGTTTTGGGGATGCCGAAACGCTATTCGGAATGGCAATCAGATGTCAATAAGCATTATTTGACGTCTGTTCTTAATGAATCAGGCCCGAGACGAATTCCGTCTCGGGCCTGTTCGATGACTTCCGCGGCTGGCGTCCTATGGGTACAGGTGTGCCGTCGCGCAGCCCGTACTTTAGCAGCTTTCCGCAGGTGAGCGAGGCTCCTCGCCCCAGTGTTCGCGGTTGCGGTCCGCCTGGGCGCGGAGCATCTGCGCGCGGCCGGTTTTGCCGAGCTCGTCGAGCTGATCCGCGAGCTCGTCGAGGCGGCGGGCGCGGCGTCTCGCCGCCCTGCGTTGCAGGCGGCGGACGCCGAGCAGCACCGCGAGGCCGTAGCTGGCGCGGGCCCGCAGTTCGGGGCCGGTCAGCATCAGCTGATCTCCCAGAAGCCGTGTTCGGTCGCGGTCAGCTCCCGCACCTCGCACGGCACGCCGTCGTCGGCGGAGGTGGCGAAGGCCCAGGACAGCGGGGTCCGTCTGCTCGGCTTCGGCTCGGCGTTGAGTTCCCGGAGGCCGGCGGCCCAGAGCCATCCTTCCTGCTGCCGCACGAGGTACGGGGTCTTCGACGGCTTGGTGTCGATCAGGACGGTGACGTTGGCGGCGGGTTCGGTGTCGCCGGTGCGCCAGGTGCTCATGCGGTGGCCTTTCCAGGGTGAAGGTGGACGGTTCGGGTCATGCGGGTGGCGAGGTGGTCGAGGAAGGCCGGGAGGCGTTCGCTGTCGTCGAACGGGTCCAGGTCGGTGCCGCGGATCTCGGCGGCGAGGTCCGGGCGTTCGCGCTTGAGCTGGTTGAAGGCGGCTTGTCCTTCGCGCTGGTCGGGGTGGTCGTCGTGGTACTGGGTGGCGCGGCGCAGGTATCGCTCGAACTCGGTCACGGCTGCGGCTCCGGGAACAGGCTCGGCTCCGGACCTTCGGCCAGGCGGGGCCCGGCCTGGCGTTCGTCGAGCGCGAGCGCCCACCGCGCGGACGCGGCGCCGATCTCGATCAGGTGGTCGCGCAGCCGTGTCGGGTCGAGTTCGGCGAAGGCGGCGGTGACGTGCTGCATGAGGACGGCGCGGTGCGTGAGCCGACCTCCGGCGCTGTCGACGGCGACGAGCTCGGCGGCCTTCGCCGCGGCGTGCCGGTCGTGCGGTCGGCCGGTGCCGTCCGGGAGCGGGCCGAGGCCGGCGGCCGCGGCCGCGCGGTCCTGCGCGGTGCACGCGGTGAAGACCTCGCCGAGGACGCGATGTGTGGAGGCTCTACCGGGGATCACGCGGTCGCCGCCTGGTCGTCGACGAGGGTGAGCGCCGAGGGCGGCAGGTGCAGCGGCTTCTGGCCGTCGTCGAGCCGCACGAGCACGTCGACAGGTGCCAGGATCTCGCCGCCGATCTTGACGGTGGGGCCGATCGTGACCCGCTGGCCGGGCTTGAAGCCGCCCGGCATGACGAAGACGCCGTGAGCGAGAAGCTTGCGGGCGATGACTTCGGCGGTCTGGACGATCGCCTCGTCGAGGATGGTTCCAGCGGGGTCTGGTTCGTCCTGGCGGAAGTCGTTGAGCTTCGCGAGGGCGCGGAGGCGCTGGCCGACGAAGTCTTCGATGGTCCCCATGATCCGGTCGTCGTCCTTCACCGCGCTGGCGATCAGGTCGACGAGCAGAGGCTCGGCTGGTGCGGTCATCGGCGGTTCCTTCGCTGGTAGAGGTGGCGGTCGCGGTTGGTGGCGCGGCCGTTGAACAGGGCATGGAGGCATCGGCGGACGTAGCGCGTCAGGTCGGTGATCACGTGGGCTCCTGGGCGGGGACGACGGCGGCGACGGCGGAGGGAAGGAATTCCAGGACCGGGTCGACGTCGGGCGGCAGCTGGCGGATGTGGTGCACGAGCGACGTGTCGGCGGCGCGCAGCGGCGGCCGGTCGAAGGCGAGGGTGAAGAACTCGGGAGGGAACCGGGTCAGCTCGGCGAGCAGGACCAGCGATTCCCACGTCGGGTAGAGCTCGCCGGCCTCCCACATGTCCACCTGTGGTTCGGTGACGCCGCAGGCTTCGTCGACGCCGGGGCCGTCGAGTCCGCGCAGGTCGAGGGCCTGGGTGATGCGGTGCGGGACGACGTCCCCGGCCGCCCACGCCTGGTAAGCCCGTTGATCGGGAGAGAACCGCTCGTACCGCTGGTGGGCGGCGCGGATGGCGGCTTCGAGGCGGCCGAGGGCGGCGATCCGGCGCCCGGCGGCGGCCGGGTCGGGCTTGGCCGCGGGCTGCTCGGCGGGCGGCTGCTTGCGGGCGTCGTGGTAGTCGGCGAGAACCTGGCGGCCACCGGGCCGCATCCGGAAGCAGGGTTCGAGCGGGGCCGCGCCGCAGGTCGGGCAGCGCCGGGAGCGCGGGTTGTCCCGCGCGGTGTCGCGCACCGGCCCGGACGGGGACCAGCGGAAGCCGTCGATGGTGCTCACGCCGCGATCCCCTCCCCGAACAGGTCCAGCTGGCCGCCGATGGGCTCCGGCGAGCGGAGGGAGTGGATCAGACGCCCCCGCCACGCCAGGGCGTAGTCGAGGCAGGACACGCACTTCTTGTGCGTGCCGACGCAGCCCGGCAGCGGCTCGCTGTGGCGGGCGTCGACCGACCACGCTTCGCTGTCGGACGTGGCGAGGAGATGGCCGACGCGACGGATGCCGAGGGTCTTAACCCCGTAGCCGTGCAAGCGGATGCCAGGCACCGCCGCGGTGATCGCCCGGATGATCGCGACGATTTCGCTGGTCGCCTGGCGGCGGCAGAGCGAGCCGACACCGACCGGCCCGGCGAGCAGGTCGACGCCAGCGGCGAGGTACTTCCGGATGTGGGCGACGTAGTCGCGGGGCGTGCCGCCCTGGAGCGTCGGGATGAACTTCGAGTCGCCGACCGTGCGGAAGCGCTGATTCCAGCGGGCGGTCAGCTCGAGGTAGTTCTCGGTGGTGCGGTCCTGGTGCTCGTCGACGTCGAGGCCGGTCTTGGCGAGGATGTGGTCCTCGCACATCCAGTCTTGGATGCCGACCATCACCGGCGGGCCGATCCAGTGGTGGTATTCGGCGACGGCGGTGACGTACTCGCGCGGGTCGGTGCGCCAGTAGCCGTGTTCCTCCAGCTCCGTGCGGGGTGTGCCGTCCGGGATGGAGTCGAGCATCGAGAAGGCCCCGGAGTCGACCATGTACGGCGGCAGGCCGCGATCGCGCCGGACCCACCAGGTGGTGCGCTGGAGCCGCTGGTGGGCGATGCACACCGGGACCGGCGCGGCGAGGTGCCGGGGTTCGGAGATGCCCAGGAAGAAGTCGGTCTCGACGTTCACGGCCGTCTCCGCTGGCGTGCCTGGTGAGCGGCAACGGCCGCGTCCAGCAGGTCGTCGAAGGACCGCGCGGGGTCTTGGAGACGGGACCAGCGGGCAAGCAGCTCTTCCCCGGCCGGGGTGAGCTTGAGCTGGTTGCCTTTGAGCCACACCCGCCCGAAGCGGTGCTTCTTCGCCGGGGCGAAGACGACGTACTTCTTGTTCGCGGCGAACTCGCGGGCGGCGCGCTCCTCCGGCAGGTGGAAGAAGTCCTTGAGCTTGTCCGCGTGTTTGCGGGTGTCGGCCAGGTCGCATTGCGGGTCGGCGAGGTCCGCGCGGCCGGTCCACACGTTGACCCGGAGCACGAGGTGCCCGGCGCCGATGAAGTGGAGCGCGCGGTAGTGCGGCCACGCGGAACGGGTCACGGGCCGGTCGGCCGGAGCGGGGACCGCGGGGAGTTCGGAGAGCTCCCACAGGGCCGGAGCGTCCTCGGTGGACGCGTCCATCAGGGACGAATTCATGCAAGAAAATCTTGCATATAAGGGCATCAGATGGCCAGGTTTTTATGCAAGATTTTCTTGCATGATCCGTGACGGCTGAACGCAAGGAAATCTGGCATGATGCGCGCGTGCCACCCATCGAAGTCCCCGGGGAATCCAACGAGCAGGAACGTCGTCGCGCGGCCGCGCGAAAGCGTCTTAAGCGCATCCGCATGGCCCGGGAGGACGAGCCCGCCGCCGTGCTCGAAGCGGTCGCGGCCGGGATCGAGAAGAACGAGATCGCGAAGCTTCTCGGCGTCACCAGGCAGACGGTTCGCATGCGGCAACGAGAAGGCGAAGCCGCGGGGAATCGGCAGGGAACCGCAGGTCAGAGCGGGGATTCCCCCACCCGTCCCCCCGTCGGGGACACTGGGGAAACCGGGGAATCCCCGACGTCGAACGGTCCCCGCGAGCAGGCATTCGGGGAGTCGTCCCCGGGGACGGGGACACCGGAATCTTCGGGGAGCGAACCCGGCGCGACGCGCTGAGTCCCCGCAGCGCGGGGACGGGGACGGCTCCCCGCGGCGCTACGCTGAGGAGGCACCCCGTGTGCATCCTCTACGCGGAGGACGCCCCCGGTTTGGCCACCGGGGGCACGCGCAGAGGATGACCCCCGCGTAGAAGGCAGGTCCGTCATGGACGAGCGCGCAGAGTCCCTTGCGGCGACGATCAAGGCGAAGCGCAAGAAAGTGAAGCTGACTCAACGGGAACTGGCTGAACGTGCCGACCTGAGCATCGCGACGATCCGGGCACTGGAACAGGGCTTGCGGACCGGGTCGGTCGGCACCCTTCAGGCGGTCGCCCACGCCCTCGACGTCACTATCGCCGACCTGCTGGCGAAGGCGAAGGCGCTCCCCGGAGACAGCCCTGACTCAGGCATCGTGGCGATTCGGCGCGTGCTGACCTCCGTTGACGACCTCCTCGACGACGTCGTCGAAACCGATGAGCCGGTCAGCCTCCGGGCAACGTCGCGGGACTCCACCTACGCGTGGGGTGCGTACTGGGGTGGCCGGTACGAAGAGCTGTCCGCGCTCCTGGCACAGGCGATGCTCCGCGCCCGTGCGGCCGAACACGCCAGCCCGACGAAGGACCGCGAGGCCGTAGCCGACAAGCTCGCCCAGCTGTACCAGGTCGCCAGCTGCACGCTGGTACATCTCGGGCACCCCGACACGGCATGGCTGGCGTGGGATCGGGCGAAGCAGGCCGCCAAGCGCGGCAGCGATCCGCTTCGCGTTTCCGCGCTCCAGGGCAGCGCCTCATGGCTCCTGCTGACCGAAGGCCGGTACGAAGACGCGGTGAAGGTGGCGACCAAGACCGCCGAGAAGATCGAGGTAGGCGGGAAGGCTTCGCTTCCGCAGCTGTCCGTGTACGGCAACCTGATGCTGTCCGCGGCCACCGCCACGGGCCGGAACGTCAAACTGCGAACCCGGGCAGCGAAGGCGGACGACTACCTCAAAGAGGCCCGCGCGGTCGCTGAGCGGACCGGCGAGCGCAACGACTACGAATCAGCCTTCGGACGCCAGCAGGTGATCATGCAGACCACTGACGTTCAGGTGGTCACCGAGCAGTACACCAAGGCCCTGCGAACCGCGCGAGGGATGCCCCGCGACGCCGGCCTTCCGCTAGCAGCTCGTTCCCGTCATCTCACGGACGTCGCGTTGTCGTTGGCCCGGCTCGGCCGGGACGACCACGCCTCGAACACAGTCCTGTCGATCGCCGCGAGCGCTCCGGCCTGGATCGAGCACCAAACCTTGTACAAGCACGTCGTGGGCGAGCTCGATGCCCGGCTGATGAGGTCCCCGCTGCATGAGCTGGCTCAGAAGATCGGCGCAAACGGCGAAGAGTTGTAACTCTTCGTAGCGCACTAGTCCGAAAGAGTAGTGCTACAAGGCGTAGTACCTGCTCCAGCTCAGCCGCCTTTAACGTCTTCGCCGTGACCAACGACGAGCGTTCTACCAGCGAAAACGGGGCCCCGGTGGCCTCGTCGACGCGGTCGTGCACGGCGTCGTTCTGGCCTGCCGACCTCGTGACTGACGCCTGGCGTTGGATCTCCGATACGCACCTGGCGACCGCTCGTGAGTGCCGGCCTTGGGGAACGGTCAACGACGACGCGGAGGCGGCGGGTAGTCATGGATGATGAGTACCGGATCCGCATGAGACCCCGAATCGGGATTCGCAAGCACCTCAACCTGCGCCACGCCTACCTCGACGCGCAGCTCAAGAAGCTTGAGCGCCGGGAGATCACCCAGATCGACCCGCTCTGCCACGCGAACCCGGCATACGCCGGTGTGCCGCACGTGTACGACATGGTCAATCGGTGGCCGTTCGAGCACATCGGTGGCGAGTTCACCGCCTGCCTCGGATGCCGAAGCTGGGTCGAGTGCCATCCGCACATCCTCGTCTTCCGCGACATCTTGATCATCTGCGACAAGGACAACGACGTCACCGGTATCCGCGGTGATCTGCCTCGCCCTCGGCAGTCCCGAGAGCGAGTAGGAGGTCAGCAGATGCTGGCCATCCCCTGATCAGCCTCCGGCCCACGCAAGCGGGCGAACTTGACGGCACGCCAGCGCTTTCCCTTCCCCAAAAGAGATCGCGCGTGAGCCGGAGGTGTTCCACCCTTCTCCCCGCAGAAGTGCGTGTTGACCACACGCGCTCCTTACGACTTCTGCGTGAGGGAGATGGGCACGGTGCGCAGAAGGCCTGGAAAACCTTCGTGCGTACCCAGCCGGTGTGGGAGCGGAAACGCTTCCCCGGTCGTCAGGCGCTCCCGGGATCTTGTGAGCTCAAGCCCGGGAGCGCCCTACAACTTCAAACATTTGAGCTACCTCCCAGGCCGGGAGGTGATCAACCCCTCTCCTCCCCTGGGGAAAACGCGATTTCCAACGTACTCCGCCCCACGGGATCCAGGAGATGGGCATGGTGCACAGAAAGCCTTCGGAAGCTGTCGTGTGCACCAGCCGACCACACCGATTAGCACCCGGACATGGTCGGCAGGGCGCTCCCGAGATCTTGGAGTTGAGTCTCGGGAGCGCCCCTACAACTTCATCCCCTCCAGGACAGCCTCGTTATCGGAGGTGGACCTGCCGTCTCGGATTCCGGGGTAATGCACAGCCCCCGGAAGCCGCGACGACGGGTCGGTGCACGGATACCCGCTCCGGTGGTGGGGATCGTGTGCACCAACCGGCCGACCTGATAGCTCCTCAAGTCGGTCGGCGGGGCACTCTCCTCCCGTCCGAGGGGAGAGTGCCCCGACAACTACAAAGCTCCTGCGAGCGCGCCAGGTTCGGCTCGACGTCCTCCCCCTGGGGGCCAGGCCGGAATGGGATTCCTCGCAGGGAACGAAGGCGACTGCCTCGCCCAGAACGCGTTCAGCCCCCCGCTGGGCGATGACGGAGACCTTCACCTGCTGGAACAGGGCCAGCAGCAGCGCCCCCGGAGACTTCCACACCTCCGGGGGCGCTCTACTGCTCCTCCACGCCAGCCTCGACCGCGGCCTCCACCACCGGCTCCACATCCGCCGGCCTGCCCGCCTCGCCGCTCACCCTCTCGTACCGACGCCGGATCAGCTCGAGCAACTGATCTGAACCCTCCGGCCACCGAAGTCGCAGCGTCCGCAGCCGGGATTGAGCCGCGGCCTTCGCCGCCTTCGCCCGTGCCGCCTCTCCCAACGTCTTGTGGTCGACGCCCCGTTCGTGAGCGAAGTAGAACGCCCAGTCCTCAGCGGCCTTGAACGCGGCCAGGCATCCGTGCAGCTCAGCGAAGAGATCGACCGCATCCTCAGCCGTGCTTTGCCACGCCGCTTCGGGAAGGGACAGAACACGCCGAAGGATTTCCGCCTCACCCGGCAAACCGAGCTGGCCGAACAGGTCAGAACGCTCCATAAAGCGCGAGGGTATAGGGCCCTATACCCTCGCGCCTAGGACAAATTTTCCTGTTCAGCCGGTCGCGCGACGCTCGGAGTGTCCATTGTGGAGGCTCGCTCCGCTCGCGCCAGGACGTGCCACAGGGCCCTCCTGGGCGCGTGGGGCGTTGCGCAGCACCTCGTCGTAGTGCCTGCCGCGAGGAACGCCAGCAGCGGCCCGGATCTCGGCGATCCTGGCGGCGCGGTCCAGGTCGACGTCGACCGCCGCCGGTGTTGCGCGGCTGGCTCGCACCTTCGCGAGGTCCGGCACCGGCTCCGGCTCGGCCGGGGCCGCGGACTTCCACGTGATGAGCAGCTGCACGCCCGCTTCGGCGGCCGCCGCCTCGAAGGCCGCACCGAGCAGGGTCCGGCGAGCGGCATCCCGGGCCTCGACGAGGCCAGCGCCCTGCGCCTGGTGCTCGTTGACGAGCGGCTGCATCTTGTCCTTGGCCGTGGCGGCGACGAGGGCACGGTAGGCCCTGGTGACCAGGGAAGTCTGGGTCGCCTTCTGGTTGGTCCACCACAGCAGCCGCGCGAACTCGTTCACGGTGTCGTCGTCGCCCTCGAAGTTCGGCGAGATCGCGACTTCGCGAGGCGCCCTCTTGTGGTCACCTTGCTGGTGACCACGTTGGCGGGCCCCGAGATTTGGCGAGGTGGCTTCATCATCAGCAGTCCCCGTAGGGGGCTGCTCGCGCTGGGGGTCCGGGGGGAGCGTCCCCCCGGTGTTCTTCTTACCCCTGGTCTTCTGGGGTTGGTCTTCTAAAGAGCTGCCGGAACCTCCGGTAGTGATGGGCCGGTTGTCACGAGCAGCAGTTTTGCCCTGTTTTGCCTGGTCATCACTACCGGCCGCTTGGGGAGGTAGTGCGTCTCCTTGGTCGCCTTCGCTGTTTTCGCTGGTCGGGACTACTTCCCCGTTGGGCATGTTGTCCCGACCAGGGGTTTCCCCCGCTGCCGGATCGAGCGCGACGCCGGCCTCGTCGACCGGCGCGGACAGCTCGGCCTCGACGTTCGCAGCGCGCTGCTCCTCGGCGTACTTGGCGAGGATCGTCGCGATCACTTCGGGCTTGTCGGTGACCCACCACGTGTACGGGCCGAGCGCGCCGGAGATGTCCTTCCCGGCCGCGTTCTTCGTGCCCTTCGGATAGCGGTCACGTTCCTTGCTTCGGTACACGTAGCCGCGGTCACGGAGTTCGATGAGAACGGAGCGGACTTTCTTCACGCCGTCCGCGCACTGGCTGGCCAAGAACTCTTCGGTGATGCGGTGGCCCTTTTGGTGGCTCAGCAGGTTGGTCATCAGGCCCTTGCCCGCGAGCGAGAGCTTCGGGTCTCGGGCGACCAGGTTCGCGACGATGGTGAAGTGGCTGGCTGCCGTCTCGCCTCGTTGCAGCCCGCCGATGAAGTCGTCTGCGGCTGGACGAGGTGGAGGTGATGAGCTGGTCACGGTGGTCCCTGTGCTGTGGGGCACGGCCGCCGGGGTGTCGCTTGCCTCCGGAATCGAGGCTGTGTGACACTTGTGGAGCCGCGCAATGGTTCGGAAGGCTATGCGGGCACTGCTTCAACGGCCCCGGCAGAGGTGCGAACTCTGACCGGGGCCGAGCTGTATCTAGGAGGCTTTAGCCTCGTCTTTCCACTCAGGACGCGGTGTGTCCAGTAGGGCCCACCGCTGCCTCCACTGGCCTTTTTCGTCCCGCCAGCGTTCGACGGAAAGCCAGCCTGTTTCCTGGAGCTCGTGGTAGAGCGTGCGGGTCTTGTGTGGCCCGGCGGGCGACTGCTCGGCGAGGTAGTTGATCGTGAGGGGTGCGCTAGAAGGCAGGGTTGCGATGAAGGCATACAGCCCTTTTGCGCCGAAGCTGATCGAGGTGTCTCGCAGCAGCTGCTCAGGCACGGTGGCGAAGCGGTGTGACCGGATCACCTCTGCGTTGTTGTCCACAGTGGTCTGACTCCCCTGTTTTCGCTGGTCGGCTCCAGTGGTGGAAACCCTATCGCGGGTTGTCCCCGCGCGGGTTTTCCTGACGCGGGTCGGCGTGTCGCTCATGGCTGAACCAGCACCGCGGTCGCGTCATCGTGCGGCTTGAACCGGCGTCCGGAGGCCGGATCCCCAACCGGTGGCGACGCGTACTCGGCCTCGCGCACCCGCTCGATCAGCCACCGCGGCCCGTGCGTGGCGAGCGCTGTCCGCAACGCGCCCCAATCCCCGAGCTCGAGGAGATCGGTGTACCGGCTGGCGCCATCGGTGAGGATCGCGAACTCGCCGGCCTGGCTGATCGGCACGCTGCCGACGATCGCCTCGTCGACGACGTGCGGATCCGCCTGCGCGACGAAGAACCCGCCGGGGCCGGGCCGGTTCCGCGCGGCCTCGATCCCCTCGCGGGAATAGTCGGTGAGGTGCGAGGTGCGGTCGTCGACGATCACGGTGCCGTCTTCCAGCACGATCGGCGAGTCCGCGAGCACGAGGTAGTCGAGCTCGTCGTCGACCAGGCGCACGATCGCGACTGTCGCGGAGGGCGAGGCGTTGTTCGTCAGGTCGCAGAATTCGGAGTGCTCGCTGTGCACCTTCATGATCGCGTTGCTCAGCACGGCGCGGAGATTGAGGTCTGGCGGCTCGGTGAGCTCCTGGCCGAGCGCGGCCGCGAGGTGCCGCACGTACCAGGCGACGGAGTGGTCGCATCCGGAGTCGATCCCGGCCGGGGCGGTGGCGCCGTCGAGCACGACCACCCAATCCGGCCCTGCGAGGACGTAGTCCTCGTTGATCCGGCCCGGCTCGGGCGACGGCTCGGTGGCGTAGGTGACCTGCACGAACGTGCTCCTCAGTCCTCGAAGTTGAACGAGTAGGCGAACTTCACCAGCAGAGGGTGCCGTACGCCGAGGAGGACTTCGATCGGCCGGTCCTTCTGGTCGTAGACGGTGCGGGTCCAGTCGATGACCGGCATCTCGTCCGGAAGGTCGAGCAGTGTGGTCTCTTCCTCGGTCGGCTCCAGCCGGACGACGATCTCCTCGATACCGTGGGTCGGCTCGTACCCGGCTTCGTGCAGGCGGGCGAATCCACCACCGGGGCCGGTGTTCTCCTCGCGCAGCTGTGGGACCGCGTCGGCGATGGCGAGCGGGTAGTAGCTGTCCGCGAGCTGGTTGGGCATCTCGTCGATCAGCGTGCGGCGGCGGCGAACCCAGACCTTCGCGCCCGGTTCGATCTGGAGCCGTTCGGCCACGTACTCGGTTGCGTCGACCTCCGCGAGCTCACGGACTTCCTGCTCCACGCGGTACTTCTGGGCGCCGGCCTCGCCTTCGAGGATCGCCTGACCCGCGTGCAGCCATACCCGGCGCCGGTAGCGGTCGGTGCCGTGATGCCGCAGCGGCGGAAGCTGCCGCACGAAGTTTCCGAGTCCCTGGCGGCTGACCAGCACACCCTGCGCTTTGAGCCTGTCCAGGGCCTGTCGTACTGGCATCGCCGAGACGCCGAACTCCTTCGCCAGGTCCGGTATAGGCGGCAGTACCTCGCCTGGTTCGTAGACACCTGTGACAACTCTCTGTCGCAAGGTGTCCGTGATCTGGAGGTAGAGCGCACGTTTCCCGCTACTCATAGTGGCCACACTAACGGCTACCGGTCAGTCTGTATACAGACTCTTGATCTTTTGACCACAAGCCCGTAACTTGTCAAAACATGGACAGTCTGTATACAGACCTAGCGGACCGGGGAGGTGAAGTGATACCGCCCGTCGAGGAGCATGAGCCGGACGGCGAGTCGTTCGACGAATTCGTGGACGAATCGCGCGAATATGCCGCCATGACTCACTCCTCCCACGGCCAGCACGCCCAGCTGGACGGAAATCGAGCCCGCGGAATTGCGCAGTGGCTTCGTGACTCCGGTCTCGGCGTTTCCTCTGTCGTACTTCTTGTGATCGTCGCCGGAGCTGGATGGACCGCGTCGTTCATCGGTCTGCACGAATTCGCTACCAAGCACATGGGCTACACCGAGAGCGAGGCATGGCTCGTTCCCCTCACTTTCGACGGCGGGGCGTTCGCCCTGAGCATCAGTGCGTTTCGCGCCGCACTCAATGGCCGGGCAGCTCCCCTGCGGCGACTGCTCGTCATCGTGTTCACCCTCGGTTCTTCGGTGATCAACTACAACAAGCTCGAAGACACCTCCGGCCGCTGGGTGAACGCCCTGCTGCCGGTCGTCGCGGTCATCGTGTTCGAGTCGGTGCTGGTCGAAGCGCGGAAGGCCTACGAACGGAATCACCAGCAGGGCAACGCGCGCCCGAAGATCCACCCCCTGCGCTGGTTCTTCGACCGCGACAACACGATCGAGATCTACAAGAGCTACGTCCTGGGCACCGAACTGCCCGAGCATCTGCGTGAGGCTGCTACGACCGTCGCCGAGCAGCAGGCGGCCGCGAAACCGCAGCGCCGCAGCACCAAGAAGCCGGTCGGCAAGGCCAAGAACAACACGGCCAAGCCGAAGGCGGTCACACCTGCATCGCCCCCCCGCGCCATCCCGGCGAACCCTGCGCCCTTGCAGGCCGAGGAGGAGCCCACGGTCGAGACGGCCAGCGACGTGCCCGCCAAGACACCGGCCGAGACGACTGGCCCGCTTGCCAAGGTGATCACGCTCGGCAGCGACACGGAGGAAGTGCCCAGCAAGGAGCAGGTGGACACGATGCTGGCCGAGAGCAAGACAACCGGCAACGGAGCCACGATCGTGCACATCTACTACGACCTGCTCCGTGAGGGCAGGCCCGCGCGAAGCCTGAACGACATCGACGAGATGGCCGGTACCAATCAGTACGCCCGCAAAGTGATGCGCGAGCACTTCAAGTTCTTCGGCCTCGAAAACCCCTACTCCCCATCCCGAGCCAGCGGGTAACCCCGCGCCCCTGGAGGAACGGTCATGACTCAGCCGAGCGCCCCGGCGCCCGACACGAAGCCTCAGCAGAAGGCCACCCCGAAGAAGAAGCCCCGCACGGCCACGCCGGGCAGGGTCCGGACCCGGAACCTCGGGATCGGCGTCGGGGCCCTCGGCGGAGTCGCAGCGACAACGCAATCCCTGCTCACCCTCGGTCCCACCACCACCGCCATCGGCGGTGCGACCGCCGCCACCCTCGCCACCGGCGCTGTCATCGCCGCCAAGAGCCGCCGACGTCCCGGAGCACGCCGCCGCAGCTCGGCGGCCGCGCCCGGCAGCGCCGCGCGCCGCTCCCTCATCGCCCGCGGCCGTGCCCGCGCCGCCACCAACGCCGCCCGCCGCGCCGCCGCCCCGGTCGGCGCGACCCGCCGAATGCGGAAGACCGGCACCCCCGGCATCGCCGGATGGTCCGCCGGACGTCGCCCCCGCAAGGGCGCCGCCACCCAGCGCGCCCTCGCCGGGCAGAGCGCCCGCAACGGCTTCTGGAAGCCGCTCGGCCCGCAGCGCCGCAACGCGCGCGGCCAGTTCGCCTCCGGTCACCACGCCCCCGGAACCCGGCAGCCCACCACCGCGAAAGCCGCCCGCAAGGCCGCGACCGCGCGACGTCGAGCCGCGGCCGCGATCGCACCGGCCGCGCGTCGGACCACGCCGTCCCGCCGGGCCGCCACCCGGCTTCACCGTGCGGAAACCCGCGCGGCGAAACGACGTACCCGCGCCAGCCAGCGCGCCGCGCAGCGCGCAACCGACGCTGCGCAGAAGCGACGTGGTCGCCGCATCCGCAAGGACAACACGGCCCGCGATCGCCGGTACCGGCAGAGCCGCAGCGAGGTCCGCAGCATCGAACGCTTCGCCAAGAGGATGGGACGACTCGGGCGCCGCATCGCCCGCCTGCACCGCGGCCCGCTCGGGCGCGGCACCACCGCCGCCTGGATGTGGACCGCCACCAAGGTCGGCAACGGCGTCCGCTCGGGATCAGTCGTCCAGGCCCTCGTCGCGCCGTTCTCCGACATGTTCATCCGGCGCCCACCGGCCGCCCTGCCGCAGCCGGCGCCCATCCCCGCCGCCGCCATCCCGATCCCGCCCTCGCCACCGGCGGACCCGCTCGGCATGAACCTCCCGCCCCACCCCCTGAAGGGAACCGGACGAGGCCGTGCCCCAGCTTCCCACCCCGTTTCACCAGCACCAACGCCCGTTTTCGGACCCGGATCCGGATACGGACTAGTACGAAGGGACCCCACCGTGACGAATCAGATGGACTGGAGCGCCGTCGCCGACCAGATCCGCACCTGGCAGCCCCAGACCCCCGAAGACACCCAAGCTTTCCTCGAAGGGCTCCCCGACGGCCTGAGTGAGGTCGCGGCCGCCTTCCATGCCAAGGGCGTGGAGATCTCAGAGACGTTGCCCTACGCGCCGATCGTCGCGGACGGGCTCGATGCCCTCGGCAACCTCATGCACGCCGCCAGCAGTGAGGCCGATGGGCAGCGGGGCACCTTCGACGCCACCCACGCCACCGAGCTTGAGTTCCGCGACAAGACGGAAACCAAGCCGAACGCGCAGCACTGGACCGAAAGGGCGTAGCCCACCTGATCCGGAGCCGGACCTGCCCCTCGCGGGTCCGGCTCCGCCTTACCCGCCAGAACCCCGCAGAGAAAGAGGAGCCCATGCCCCGCCCCCACGACGAACCGCACACGCTCCCCAGCGCGTTCGCCTACTCCCTCACCGGGGGCGTCGGCACCTGGGCGTGCAGCACTTTCTTCCTGACCAACGTCGAAGACATTGCCGCCTGGCACGTCGCGCTCGGCGGCAGCTGCGCGACCGCGCTGGCCGTCGTCGGCGTCCACCACATCTACCGCAACAACAAGAAGACGACCGGCTTCTTCCGCGGCACGGCCAAGGCGGTCGCGGCCACCATCGGAGCCGGAGCGACCGCCTGGACCACCTGGGCGCAGACCACCGGTCACCCCAACAGCCTCGCCAGCCTCGGCGCGCTCGCGGGCGGAACCATCCTGACCTGGTACACCACCGGCCTCATGACGCACTGGCTCGATCATCGCGACGACGTCCACCACGCGCAGCTCGAGGAAGAACAGCGGATCGCGGACATGAACTTCTGGGAGCGGGTTCTCGACGCAGCCGGCGTCCGGGGTGCCAAGACCAGCGCCCCGGCCCAGGACAAGCTCGGCAACGAAACCGTAGGTATCGCCGTCCCCAGTGCTTCACTCTCGAAGATCACCGAGGCTGGGATCGAGGAGAAGATCGCTGTCGAAGCCAACCGGCTCGACAACGGCATGACTCTGCCCGCCGACGCGGTCAAGCTCTACCGCTTGCAGCAGGCTGGCCAGTTCCAGATGCGCATCGAACGATCCCGGGACAGCGCCGTGCTGGCCAAGGTCATCCCGTATGTCCCCCCGCAGGGGCCAGTGGATATCGCCGAGGACTTCGAGATCGGCCAATGGGAGAACGGCGAGCCGATCGTCATCAACCTGCTCAAGCTCCACGTCGAGATCGTCGCGATGACCCAGGTCGGCAAGTCCAGTTTCCTGAGCGTCCTCCTTGACCGCATCGCCGCCAGCTACAACGGCGTCGCCTGGGTCGGAGGGAACTGGAAGCTCAACGACCTGCTCTCGCCGAGGTTGGAGCCGCTGAAACACGGCCACCAGCCGACCGAGGGCTACATCGCGCACGGCACGAACGACACCCTGGAAATGTTGGCCACGGCCTTCGAGGAGGCCAGCCGTCGCTACACCATCCCGGCCCTTCAGCGCCCAAACCGACCGACCCGCGAGATGCCCGCCATCTTCTGCATCATCGACGAAGCCAGCTTCCTGATGCGCCGTCGCAAGGACAAGGTGCTCTGCCACGACGGCATCTACCGCAACGCCTCGGAGCTGGTGGACGTGCTGACCCGCGGCGCTACTGGAGTGTTCGTGCAGGTCATCCTCGCTACGCAGTCGGGGCTCAATGCCGACTACGGTGATCATGGCGGCGATATCAAACGCCAACTCAAGCTCAAGATCGTCATGCGGATCGAAAACCCGAGTGACCTGCGCAGGGTGATCCCTGGTCACTCCCGCGATCTGAAGCCGGAGAAGCTGCTGTACCCGGGCGTCGCCTACGTCAAGATCGACGAGGTCGTGCTGATGGCTGGGAAGCTCGCCTTCCTGGACATGAAGTTCGTCCCCCAGCTCGTCGTGCAACGCCAGCCGACCCGTGTCGACCTTCCGATCGAGGCCGGCGCCGCGTTCACTGTCGGTGCTCGCTGGGAACGACCGCAGTCCGAGCCGGGAGAGCCGGAGAAAGATCAGGTTCTGGTCCAGACGTCGGCATGGGAACGGCGGTGGATCGGGGACGTCGAGACCTTCCTGGAGTACGCCACGACGGGCACACGGCCCGCGGGCCAGCAGTCCACGGTCGCGGCCGCCGTCACCTACGCCGGGCGGCGACGGCCCGAAGCCGATCAGCCGAAGTCGATCGAAGATGCCCTCAGTGCCCTCGGTGCCGTCGCCCAGCGCCACCGCACGGAGAAGCGGGAGCAGGGAGTGAAGAAGGTCCTCGGCGCCGACGAGAAGACGATCGAGGAGTCCTTCGCCGAGCTCACCGCCGACTTCGGCCAGCCGGTCCCCGAGTTGCTGGCGAAGCTGATCGAGGCCTTCCCCGGGCGCGAGTTCGTCTCGACCGACGACCTCGCCAAGGCGGTCGGCATGGAGTCGGCCGCCCTCGGGCTGATGCTGTCCCGTCCCCCGTACTCGATCACCCGGGACGCGAAGGCGGTCCGCCGTCCCGAGTACGACGGGAAGCCCACGCGGGGGTTCTTCATGGAGCCGCTGCACGCGGCCGCCGAGGAGTTCCGGACGGGGAAACGTCCCCCCGCCTAACCGCTATTGTCAGGACGCCAACAGCGCCGCCCGGGGAACCCGGGCGGCGCTGTCGCGTTCCCCGCCGGGGACATGCCGGGGACGAATCGGAGCGGCGCTCCCCGCCCGGCAGACGTCCCCGCAGGGACTCCTCCCCATGCGTCGGGGACGCGGGCACCACTCCCCTCGTCGCATCCGCACGTGGTCGTCCCCGGCGCGCGGGGACGACCACACGGAGGCAGGGGCGACGGACGGGGAAACGTCCCGACGAGGTCTCTGCGGCTCGTCCCCGATGGCTCGCCGGAGGCCATCCCGAAGCCGGGGAATCCCGCGCCGCCGAGGCCGGCGAGGAACGCGTCCCCGGAGACTCGCCGACAGGGAAACGGGAGGCGTCGCGGGTGTCGCAGGTCCCCGCGCGAACGCGCGAAAAGTCCCCGAAAACCCGTCGCGAAACCGTCCCCGCAGGTGGAGGGCCATCCGGACCCGTAACGCTGTTTCAGACCCGTCACACCCGATACCCGCAGGCTGCACCCGTGACGGCACCCGCGACGACCCGCTACACCCGTGACGGGTCTGTAGCGGGTGCCGTCACGGGTCGCCAGAGATAAGCCGGGAAAGTCGTCGCGCAAGCTCCCCGAGGCCCAGGTCGCCATCCGGGGACCGGTTCAGTGAGCATCGCGGGGACGAAGTCAGGCACCTCCCCGTCTCCTGGTCGTGGCCGGGGAGGGAATCGGGGAATGTGGCCTCCACCTGCGTATCCCCGATTCCCCGCAGTGGTATTCCCCGCCGTCCCCGTCTCCCCGGCAGTGAGTCCCCGCGGCGAGGGGAAGGTTCCCCGCCGCTCGTGTCCCGGCTCCCCGGAGTCATGGGGACGAGGTCCCCGGAAGGGCTTCCCGTCGTCTCCAGCGCGGGGACGACAGCGCGGCCGTCCCGTCCCCGTCCGCGCTCCCCGCCCGGGGACGCAGGTCCCCAAACGGGGGCTGCTCCCCGTCCCCGAAGGCGCTCGACGGTCAGCGTCCCCGCGCCGCGCTACCCGCCGATCAAGGGCCCCGTTAGTGACCTACAAGTCAGCAACCCAATGCTCGGGGAGTGCTGTCCCCGCGCGGGGACCGGTGAAGCCACCGACGACCCCGTGAACGACGTCCCGTCGCCGGGCCCCGGAGACGACGAAAAGGCCCCCCGCACCGATCGGTGCGGGGGGCCTCAACAGACCAGCCGGGAACAGCCGGACGGGGAATCGGGATCAGTCGACCGGGCCGCCCTTGGCGGGACGGTCCGCCTCGGCGTGCAGCTGCCGGTCGACCCCGGCGATGACGTCCGCGGCGATCCCTCCGGCCGGGGTCGCCTTGACCTTCTCGATGGCCTCCCCGACACCGGGGAGACGGGCGACCGAGCCAGCCGCGTCCTCGACGGCGGTCAGGGTCTTGCTCGACACGTGGACGCCGAGCACCTTCAGTAGACACAGCACCCCGGCGACGAGCGCGCCGACGAGACCGGGCCGCCAGTCGGTGGCGACGCCGACGTGCAGAGCGTCGGACACCTCCCCGGCCGCGACGGTGCCGCCGAGCGCCTGGAACACGGTCCAGAGCACACGGTCGACGAGGTTCATGAAGAACGGGGACAAGAGGTACCTCCTGTGGGATCGGGTCTGGGGGCTTCCGCAACTGGCGAGGACTGACCGGTCCTCGACCAACAGGACGGGAGTACGCGGATGACCACCGAGATGTGGCTCGCGCTGGTGAACGACACGATCGGCAACGCGATCGGCGGGGTACTGGGAGCGCTGGTAGCCGCCTGGCTGTTCCGGCGCCGCCGCTGACGCCGACGCCCGCCGGGAACACCTGGAACCCGGCGGGCGCCGGCTGGCCGGGGTCAGCCCCGCGGCTTCACCTGGATGAAGCAGGACACTTCGGTGCCGCAGCTGTACTCGACGTGGGCCTTCGAGGTGCCGGACGGGATCCGGATCGGCTCGCCTTCCTTCACCTCGACGCGCCACTGCACCGGGTCTCCGCCGGTGCCCTTCCCCTCGGTCGGGGTCCAGTTGTAGATGTGGCCGCCGAAGATCGTGGACTCCGCCGCGAACACCAGCGTCACGTCGTAGTCGGGCGGGAGCGCCAGCACCTTGGTGCGGGTGGTCGGCGCGGGCGGGAACGTGACCATGCAGTCCTCCATCATCTGGATCAGGGCGGCACGGATCGTGGCCGCCGTGCCGGGGGTCGGGGGCGGCCGGTCACCGACGAAGACGGTGCCTTCGTCGATGTTGGCCAGGACGTCGTCGAGGTCGACGTGTCCGGCGATGCCGGGCACGCGGCCAGCAGAGGTGTACTGGTGGACCGCGGCCTGGCCGCCCTTGTAGTGGCGGATCGGGTTCTTGGTGCCGTTGTTGACGCCGTACTCGGCCGCCCACTCCAGGACGTCGGCGCCCGGCACCGTGATCTCCCAGGCGCGCATCGCCTGGAGGTCGGAGCCGGAGCCGTAGAGCAGGTTCTTCCCCAGCTGCGGCAGCCGGACGTTCATCTGCGTGAGGAACCTGCGGATCCAGGTCTGCGCGGCCGGGCCCTTCGGCAGCGAGTGGTCCTCGTAGTCGAGCGCGGGCGCCAGGTCGAGCGCGTTGAGCCGGATCAGCTCGTCGGCGAAGACGTTCGCCTGCGCGACCGGGTCGCCGCCCAGCGCGTAGTGGTAGCCGCCGACGCGGGCGCCGGCTGCGCGGGCACCGGCGACGTACCGGTCACCGCGGACCCGGGCCTGGCCGCCGCCGTTGGTGAGCTTCACGAACACGCGGCGCACACCGCTGGCGACGACCTGCGGCCAGTTGACCTGGCCCTGGTACGCCTCGTAGACGTCGATCGCTCGGTCACCCAACGGGCACCTCCTCTCTTCGGGGTTCGGCGCGCACGAAAAAGGCCCCGGCGGATGCCAGGGCCTTCGTGCGAGCGGGGATGGATCAGTGGCGGGTGGCGAGCTGGATGATCAGACCGACCGCGCCGGACGCGACCGCGCCCGCGATGGCCACCCAGAACATCTGGCGGCCCGCGCTCATGCGGTTGTCGTCGGAGGCCATGTCGGTCTGGATCTTCGTGACGTCGACCTCCACCCGGTCCAGCCGGACACCGTGGGTGGCCAGTTTCTCGGTGTGGGTGTCGAGCTTGCCGTCGATGTGGTCCAGCTTGGCTTCGAGGCGGCCGAAGCTGTGCGCCAGCGCGGATTCGTCCGTGGGCACGTGGGTTCACCTCGTGATCTAAGGCAGCGGAGCGACAGGCTCCTGGTCGGGAATCGGGGAGACGGTCACCAGCTGGTAGTCCTCGGCCGCACCTGCCGAGCCGGTGTCGGGGTTGCGGTTCGGCCAGGACGTCGCGGTGATCCGGTAGTGCTGTTCGCCCACGGCGAGCGTCTGGCCGTCGTAGAACGGGGCCGGGTACCGGCCGCGCTCGACCAGCACGGCGCCGGTGTCGGCGCGGACGATCTGCGCGCGGGCGGGCGGTACCCCGGCGATCACCCGCACGTAGTTCGCGTAGCAGGGCACGTACGGGGCCTCGGTCAGCACGGTCAGCTCGGCGGCGCCGCCGTCGACGACCTGTTCGACGTACCGGCCGAGGTTCATGTCCATTACCATCCGCGGGCCCGGCACGACCTTGACCGCCTGGAGGGTGTGTTCGTACGCGGGATCGAGGCCGGCGACCTGCACCAGGTGCCCGACCCATTCGCTCATCGCGTCCGGTCGGAACAGGCCGGTCGGCTCCTCCGGGGTGACAGTGATCGTCGAGACGACGCGGGTTCCGCCGCCGAAGCCGATGCTGCTGGTCATGGTGTCCTCCAGTTCTATGGGCCCATGCGGCGGATGTTGAGGCGGGCACAGGTGCGCCCAACGACGGTGGGGATCGTCGATCCGGCCGTGTGGAAGACCGACATATAGATCACCGACCCGACAGCGAGACTCGGGAAGAACGCGTTCGCGTGCAGGATCTGCCCGTCGTTGGTGTTGAAGCCCGGCTTGTGGTCCTCGCCGCCGACGTTGTTCACCGATGTGCTGGTGCCGTTGACCAGCAGGAACATGTAGATATCGGAGGCGGCGGTCTGGAGCGGGAATTGGGCGTCGACCTCGTAGGACCCGGCGGTGCGGATGGTGATCGTGTTCGCCACCGAGGGCACCCACATGGAGTCCGGGTTCGATTCCATGGAGTCGAAGTTGATCAGTACGTCCTGGAGCTGAGGGACCTGCTGTGTGATCGTCTGCTTCACGCTGGCGTGCGGGACGTAGTTCCTCGGCGCGGGCGCGCCCGTCACGATCGAGGAGAGGTTGTTGATCCCGGTCGACAGCAGGTTCAGGTCTCCCTGGTGAACCAGACTGCCGTCCGCGAAGGTCGGCATCGTCATGGCCGGTCCCCCACTCCGGGGCGACGGCGGACGTCAAAGGCTGGCACCGTGGCCACCTCCGTTTCGGTCGGTGGCCACGGCACTGGCCCAGATTGATCAGTAGATCGGTGTCGTCGTCGAGCCGAGGACTCCGTACTGCGGATCCCCCAAGACCCACGCCGAGGGAACGAACACCGGGCTGCATTGCAGCTCGATCCGCCACGTCCCGGCGTCCGCGTCGATGGCGTGGTTGATCTGCTCGACGTAGTAGTCCCCGCTCATCACCAGCTGGCCCGATCGGCGACGGATCGTGACCCGGCGTCCGAGCTCGAGCGAAAGCAGCGGCCCCCACGCCGCTGGGTAGGCGACGGGGTTGAGCGCCAGCTTTTCGACGCGCAGCTTCGCCCGCCCGTAGCGGGCGAGGTAGAACGTCCCGGCCTGGCTGAGGTCGAAGTCGTTCGTCGCCTGCACGTTGTGGCTGAGGATCCGCTGCCCGTAGTCCGCCTTCGCGGCCGCGTTCACCATCGGCGGGAACTCGTTGTTTCCCGGCCTCGTCAAGTTGGCCTGAGAGAAGACGTACGTCGGGTCGACGTCGCCTTCGTAGTCCTCGTATGGGATCTCCCCCGCTGCGGTGTCTTCGCCGAACACGACCGCGGGGATCTGCTGCTCACCCCGATATCGGGAGTCCCGATCGTCGAAGACGACGAGGCCACCCTGGTCGGCGTACAACAGGCCACGCTCGGACTCCTGGATCTCCTGGAGCACATCCAGCAGCATTCGCCTGGTGTAGTCGGTGTCCGCCGCGAGCCGCATCCGGCCAAACGCCAGCTTCCACGGCCCTGCCCAGTACTTCGTTAGCAGACGACCGACCCGGTCTCCGCATCTCTCGTCGTTATATCCGGAGCCGCGTTGGTAGTGCGTTGTCACCTGCGCGGCGGATAGCGCGTACGGGTAGGTGGCGAAGTTCGCGAAGGACGCCGTCGACACCGGGTCGCCGTTGACGGTGGTCACATCGAAGAACATGTTGTCCAGCTGAACCGAGGCCGAGGGAGTAAAGCCCAGTGGTGAGTTCGTCCAGCAGGGTACGGCGTCGATATACAGCGACCAGTTTCCATTAGAGAAAACTATGGCGAAGTAATGCCAATCGTCGTCCGGAAAAGCGCTGTAATTTGGGGTTTCCACTATCCACAGCGGGCCTTCTCCGCCGTTTGGGTCGTTGAAGCGTGCACCCAATCGGCCGCCTGTTGTGAACATTGTTATTCCGTATTGTGGCCCGTAAACAGTATCTACGGTATCCGTTCTTTCGCCTCGCTTCATTGAGCCCAGGCCGAAATATATGCACCCGTCGAGGAAGCGAAACCAGCCTTCATAGGTGAATGCGCGCGGATTCATGGATATCGAACCGCCACGCGTTCCGACATACGTCACCTGTTTGATATCGGCCTTCACCGGAGGGGTGGTGTTCTGTTGCGTAATCGACAGTGCCGGAGTGCCGTCGAGGAACGAATCTCCTCCCCAGTTCACCGAGGCGCTGTTGCTGCCCAACTGGGTGTAACCCGCCATAGGCGCTCCGCCTGTCGGCCGCTGGATTCGTTGGGGACCGCTTGCGTCATTGAGTGGCGCGATCAGGTTCGGACCGTCCGCCGAGATCGTCGCCTGGTAGCTCTCGGCAATCTCGGTTCGCGACAGGATCGCGAGCGCGTCAACCGCGGTGAGCGGGCGGATTCCACGGGTGCCGTGCATGTCGTAGTGCAGCGGGTATCGCTCGATGTACCCCGAGTAGAGCCGGTACGCCTCAGGCCCTTCGGTAGTGAAGAGCGTCGGGTTGAGCCCGAACTCCAACTGCACCGCATCGACGTAGTACCGCGTCGGCGCTCCCCCGCTGCCGAAGATCTCCACCTTCTCGACCATGTCGACCGCACGCCACGACACGAAGACACGCGTCCACGTGTCCTGGGCTGTGGCCACGTTCGAGTTGTGCTCGATCCCCGCGGCGTCGATGATCCGCAGCTGCACCGTCGTGCCAGACGTGGGTTTCACATACGCGGACATCACCATGAGGAGGTCGGGCCCAACGACGATCGGGAGATTTACGCCAAAGCCGCGTCCCGCTGTCGTCTGCGTGACCTGCATCGACCTGGTCCCGGTCCAGAACTGCGTGGTCGACGTTGCCTGAGTCGTTCCGGCGCCGCTCGGTACGAACTTGCCGAAACCAGTCTCGAAGGACGCATCAGCGGCATCACCGATCAGCGACTTGTTGATCATGTTTCCGGTGTTGGGCCACAACGCCGTCACCCGCATCGCCCGGTACGGCTTGATCTGCCGCCCGCCCTGGTTCAGCGGGCTGGCGGTGTTCACCGGGTTCAGGTTTTCAAGCGGGTCGGTGATCTCAAAGGTCGCCGTACCGGCCTGCACCTGGTCAAGCTCGTACTGGCGTCCACGTTGGATTGAGATCTTCCGTGCCACCGTTCGGCGCGCCTGGGAGTTCAACGAACTGCGTGTCTCGAAGCCGACCGTCTTCGGCGGCCCCACAGTGAAGTCGGCATACGGGATCAGCAGCGGCCGGTTCGGGTTCGGGATATCCCCCGTCAGACTGCTTGGCGCGACAGGGAAAAGCCCCGCGCCGCCCAGCGTCGACGTCGGCGCGCCCGCCCGGGAGGCGGCGGGGGCGTCGTTGGTGACCGTGTTCCCGATCGCAGCGGCAGGCGCTCCTCCTCGAGCTCCGGTCGGCCGGTCGGTGAACAGCGTGACCCCGATGGCCAGCGCGGCGCCCGGTGCTCCGGAGCGGGCCGGGCAGACGGTGTCGTGCACCGTCACGCCGATGAGGACCGGTCCGTCTACAGGGGAGCCAGCCCGGCCGGGGAACGGGACGTCATCGACGGTGACGCCGATGGCGACCTCGTCGGCCGGGGCGCCGGAGCGCGCGGCCGCAGGAACATCGATCCCCAGCGGGACGTCGATTGCGACCATGTCTTCCGGCGCCCCGGCTTGCGAGGCGAACGGCACGTCGAGGAGCGTGATCGGCTCCGGCGCGGTCCCGGCGAGCTTGCTCTCCGGCGCCCCCGCGCGGGACGCGGCTGGCACGTCGGTGGCCAGCGATACCCCGATCGCGGTGGCTTCGCGCGGATTGCCGGTGCGCGCAGCCTCGGCGACGTCGGCCACGGTGACCGGCACCAGCCGACCCTGGTAGATCACCAGGGTCTCCAACGCGGTTTTCGCAGTGCCGAGCGTCGGAGACCAGCTCTGCAGAGCGCCGGTCGATCCCAAGGCGGGGATCTTGTAGGAGGCGCGCACCGCCTGCGTTGTCGACCCTGCCGGGCTGAACGCTCCCGGCAGGGTGTGCCACGAGTCCCCGCCGGCCTGGTTGCCGTCCTCGGTGTAGGCGTCCGTGCTGGGCAGCGGCACGAACAGAACACCGAGGACCAGCGTGTACGTCGGATACGGCGAGGTCGGCGCCAGCGAGTTCGTCGGCGTCGTCGTGACCGCCTTCGTGCCGGTCGGGTCGACCATCCAACGCCACCCGGACGGCGCCGCCCCGGAGAACTGGTCCACCGCCAGCGCGTAGTTCGCGTTGTTCGCGGTGAACCCCACCGAGATCAGGTCACCGGCCAGCAGCGCCGTGGCGATGACCGCCGAGTACACGATGTTCATGCCGTCACTACTGGACGTGCGCGCGAAGTCCTGCTGCCAGGTGTTCCCGCGCGAGTCCGTCACGGTCGGCGGCGTGGACCCCGCCCGGTAGTTGAAGGATGCGAACCGCAGGACCAGCAGGTCCCCGGCAGGGACACCACCGGCAGGGACCGTAATGGACAGTCCGGTGGTGACCGTGCTGCTCGAACCGTTGGTGCCCAACGACTTGACGAACGCGAACGACACGGCCGCCCCCTCCCCTGGCCCGAAGACCCGCGGTCGTCGACGACTACGGGTGGTAGATCAGCAGCGTTCCCTGCGGCGACCACTGATCGGTGAACGTGCCGCCCTGGCCGGACTGATTGCTGCCGAAGTCGTGGATCCCGAGCAACGGCTGCGCGTTCGCGGCCGCCGGGGTCCGGTCGGACAGCACCAGGTAGCGGGCACCGGTGAACGTCGCCGAGGCCCACGCCGGATTGCTGGCGGTGAACTGGGTGGCGCCGGAACCGACGCATTCCCACACCACCGAGCCGTCCGTGACCGTGCCGCCCACGACGGTCGGCCAGGTCGGCGCCGAAGCGCCCGACGTCCCGCCCGACACACACCGGTACAGGAACCCGTTGCCCGGGGCCGGGCGCACAGTGAACTCGGCCGCGTACGCCGTCGCCCCGGCCCACGCGGTGGCCCAGCTGTTCGCCGCGATGTACGACACCGCCTTGCCGGTGAGCGCGACCCCGCCCACCGTGTAGCCGGAGGCGGTGGGCAGCTCCCCCGCCAGTGCCGACACGTAGGCGTCGGTGTCGAGGTTCGGCGTGTAGCCGGTGCCGTGCAGGGTGGCGACGACGTTGTCGGTCACCCAGTTCCATTTCGCTTGTGCGGCCAGCGCGAGCGCCTGCCGGTAGAACTTGGCCACAACAAGGCCCCCTTCTGGTCGATCAGCTGAATGCCGGGGTGAAGCCCGGCCCGTTGTTGCGCCCGGCGAACCGGATCACGATCTTCTGGACGAGTTTTTGCAGGTCGTTCTCGGTGAGCACCGACCCGGCGACGTTCAGGGAGACGTTCACGATCTGCGTGGAGCCACCGCCGCCGATCGGCACGACCGGGGCGAGCCCTCCCCCGCTGGTGGCCGTCGCCGCGGCGCCGGCCTGCCCTCCGTTGTTCGTCGTCGGTCTCCCGGAGACGCCGGTCGAGAGGTTCACCGCGACCGACGACGCGTCGGTCACCCGCCGCGCCATTGAGGTGGCGGCGTTGACGGCCTGGTCGGCGTGGTCGTCGATACCGACCGCGAGACCCTGCGCGAGGTAGGCGCCGAGCTCGGCCATGACCCGTGACGGCGAGTTGATGCCCATCGCGGCCATGAAGCCGTCGACGATCCCCCTGGCGAAGTCGTTGATCTTGCCCCAGAGCCAGCTGGCCGCACCGGTGATGCCGTTCCAGAGGCCTTCGACGATCCACCGTCCGGCGTCCAGGAGCCAGCGTCCGGCGCCGGAGAAGAAGTCGCCGATCCGGCCCGGCAGTTCGGAGAACCAGCGCTTCACGCCTTCGTAGGAGTTCGTGACGCCGTTGCGGAGGCCGATCAGCATTTCGGCGCCCTTCTGCACGAGCCAGTTCCAGGCGTCGGAGAAGAACTGTTTGATCTTGCCGGGCAGTTCGACGAACCACGTTTTCACGGCTTCGTAGGCGTTGATGATCCCGCGTCCCATGCCGATCAGCAGGTCGCGGCCTTTCTGCACCAGCCAGTTGTGTGCATCCGACAGGAAGCCGAGGATCTTCCCCGGCAATTCCTTGAGGAAACGCACGGTCGCTTCAAAAGCGATTTTTGTTCCGTTTGTGAAAGCCTCCCAAGCGCGAACCGCAGTTCGCGTGAGAAGTCCGGCCAAAAAACCGAGCGCGAATCCGATTTTGCGCGGTAAATCCTTGACCCAATCTATCGTTATCTGAATTCCGCGCTTCGTCGCGTCCACGGCAAAATTCCAGGCCCGAGAAATCAAATTTCCGAGCATCGTTCCGAGCTTGGAGAGGCCGTCGAGGATCTTGCCGGGCGACGCCTTGATCCAATCGATCCAGCCGGAGACCAAGTTGATCACCCAGTCGATGGCCGTGGAGAAGGCGTTCTTCACGGTGTTCCACAGGTCGACGAAGAACGACGCGATCGAGTCCCAGTTGCTGATCAGCAGGTAGATCCCGGCGGCCAGGAGCAAGACCACCACGATGATCCCGGCGATGATCCAGGTGACCGGGTTGGCGGCGAAGCCCCAGAACACCGCGAGCAGCGCCGAAAACGCGACGACGAGGATGACGCCGATGACGACCGCGAGGATCTTCGCCGCGGTCTCGTTCCGCGAGAGCCAGCCGGTCACGTCGGCGACCACCCCGGCGATCTTCGAGAACACCGGCAGCAGCTCGGTGCCCACGGAGATCGCGAGCGCGCCAAGGCCGGACTTCGCCTCGGAGACCTTCTGATTGAACGTGTGCTGGATGTGGCTCCAGCCAAGCACGTGCCCGCCGGCCTCCACCGTCGCGTCCGCCACGGTCTTCACCGAGCGGTTGGTGATATCGGCGTTCTCGCCGGTCAGCATCAACGCGACGTTCAGGCCGGTCGCGTCACCGGTGGCTTTTGCGAGCGCCTGCCCGTAGGACTGCATGACCTGCGCGCCGGTCGTCTGGCCGGTGCCGAGCTGGTGCATGGACGAAGCCAGCGTCGCGAAGGATCGGGCCTGTGACGCCGAGATCGGGTCGAGCGCTTTGGTGTCCTGGATGAACTGTTTCGCCGTGATCGATCCGTTGAGCACGGCCTGGCCGAGCTTCTGTACCTCCGGCGGAAGACCGCGGAGCGCGGTCTGAAGGTTGAGGATCACCCGCGTCGACTCCGGGCCCATCGAGTCCCGGATCCGGTTCGCGATCATCTGGAGCGTGCCGGACAGGCCCCGTTCGCCAAGGCTCCCGGCGAGGTCCTGGCTGTTGATCCCGAGGATCGCGAGTTCCTTTGCCTGCACCGAAGTTGGTGACTGCATGTGCCGGATGACGTCGGTCAAGTTCTGGGCCGACTGTCGGGCGGACATGCCGTGCACGGTCATCGAGGCGAGCGAGCCGAGAATGTCGTCCAGCGACACGTGCGCGGCCGACGCGACCGGCAGCACCGCCGCCATCGCGCCCGTCAGCTCTTGGAAGGTGGACTTACCCACCGACGTCGCCGCGACCAACTTCGAGGTCACCATCGCGGCGTCGTCGGCCTTGAGGTGGTAGTCCACCAGGACCGACGTCACCGCGTCGGCGACCGTGTGCAGCTCCGCGTTCTCCGCTTTCGCGCCCTCGGCGGCCGCGCGCAGCACCTTGAGCCCGTCCGCGCCGTGCTGGCCACCGGAACCGATGGTGTACATGGCTTTCGACAGCTCTTCGGCCGAATACCCGACCGACCCGGCCATGTCGAGAATCCCGCGCCGGACCATCTCCAGGTTGTCCGCGGTTTCACCGGCCGAGGTGACCAGCCGGACGGTCGACGCCTCGAAGTCGCCCGCCATCTTCACAGTCACCGCGGCCGCGCCGACCCCGACCGCGCCGATCGCCAGCGCGGCCTTCTTCAACTGCTCGACCTTCCCGACCGTCGTCGCGGCCGAAGCCGCGGCCGCCGCGTCGATCTTCGCGGCCATCGCCGCCGTCGACGCCGCCGCGCGAGCGTTCGCCGCCTCCATCTGCGTGGTGGCCGCGATCGTCTGCGCCGCCATCCGCTGGTACGCGATCCCGTACGACAGAGCCATTTCATCGGCCTTGGTCGTCATCGCGCCCATCGACAGCAGGAGCTTCTGGTTCTCCCGGATGATCGTGGCCGCCGAGGCGGTGATCTTCGCGGCCATCGACTCCCCGGCCAGGCCGGCGGCCTGGAACTGGGGGAGCAGCTCGGCGGCGTTCGAGCGGAGCCGGATGTAGAGATCAGCGACTTCCTGCGCCACAACCCACCCCCTTCACGTCGTGATCTGATGGGGGTGGAGCGGGTCAGCCGAGGCGCAGCCAGCCGGTCGCGCCATACATTTCGTCGTAGATCCAGCGCGCCGGACCGTTCACGACCCACAGGAACGCCGGTTCGAGGAACGGGTACTTCGCGCCGTTGCGCAGCCCGGTTTCCAGGTACATGCCGTACTTCGACGACGGCGTCTTCGAACGACGCGAGCCGTACGACGGGTACTGCCCGGCCGCGATCCCGACCTTGACCTCCCAGCCGAGACCGGACGGCAGGACCGCCGTCCGGACGATCGAGCGGTACAAGGTGCCGGAGATCTGCGCCGGACCGGTGCCCGGCCACGCCGGGGTTTTGGTGCCGTACGGGTGTTTCCCCACGCTGGCGTTGATCCGCGCCTGCTTCACGATCAGGTCCGCGATCGGCACCAGCGCCGTCCGGGTCCGCAAACCCGTCTCCGCGCTGATCCGCGCGAACGTCGCCGACAGCAGGCCGGGCGCCAACTCACGCTCCATGAGCCGCCCTCTCCCTCTCGTGCTCGGCCATGACCTTGTCGTGCTCGGCCTGCTCGGCGGAAAGCCGGGCCTGCATCAGGTCCCAGCAGTACCGCCGCACGTACTCCGGCGTCGCGTCCAACTCGGGCCAGGACCAGCCCATGTAGCGCATCAGCTCGAAGTCCACGAACTCCGGCGGGGGAGGCCCGGAAGACCACGTGCCCTCATAGATCGCCTCGGCAGGCCAAAGGAGATCTTCGAGGTACGGGCTCCCGGGCTCTACTGAGGGTTTTGGGCGCTCTTCACGTTGTCGGTGATCGCGGAGATCACTTCCAGCGGCAGGCCGGCGGCCGACTCCGGGGTGAGCGGGAACGTCAGCAGCGGCTGGTCGAGCGGGTTGCCCGCCTCGTCGATGCCGTCCACACGGGCGTCGTAGAGACGACCGCCGATGATCAGGCGCGCCATCAAGGCGTTCACCGCGGCGGTGGCCTGCGCCCGGTCGGGGGCGCCGTCCGGGCCGAGCGCGACCGCGTCGGCCTCCAGCTTGGACATGGTCTGCGTCTTCGGGTTCCGGAAGACGACGAAAATGTCCTCGCCGTCCTCGGCGAGCTCGGGGAAGTGGGTGGTGATCACGCGGTTGGCGTATCCGGCCACAAGGGACTCCTCAGGAAAGGTGTTGCAGGACAGGGGAAAGGCGCGGCCGGAACGATGCCCGGCCGCGCGGCGGCGTCAGTAGACGCCGGGGTGGAAGTTCTTCAGGACGACGGCGAGCGAGCCGCCGTCGACGCCGTTGTAGATGCCGCTGATGCTGTACGACGCCTGCACGTAGTTCCCGCCGATATCGCGGCTCGCCTTCTCGAACCCGGTCTTCGACGTCGTGATCGCCAGCGACGTACCGCCCGCCGTGATCGGCTGCGTCAGCGTCGCCGTCGCGGGCAGCTGCACGTTGTTGCGGTACAGGTCGTAGTCCAGCTGGTTCTCGAAGATGGCCTTGTACGAGCCATCCACCGACAACGGGCCCTGGAAGATCTCGCGCGGGCCCTGCGTGCCGTCGCTCGACTGGATCGGGTCGACCGACCGCTTGATCGTGTAGTCCAACGACAGGCCGCGCGTCGACGCCGAACCGGCGTTCGCCATCGCCCACTGCCAGCCCAGCAGCGGAGGCTGCCCGTTGAAGGCCGGGGCGAACGTCGCCTGGCTCGTCGCGGGCATCGACGTGAGCTTGACCGACATGGTGACGGCGTTCTTCGGGTCGATCTTCAACCCGAAATCCGAGAGCGTCGCGTACGTGTAGCCCTGCGGATTCCCGGTCGTGTCGTCGAGGGTGATCGCGTACGAACGCCGTGGCACGAAAGGGTTCTGCTTGAACGTGTGCGTCGTCTGGCCGACGACGGCCGCGTTGATCAGGTGGCTCTTGCTGAGCCCGCCTACCGGCGTCACGATCGGGATCTCGTACGGGCCTGTGCCGGTCGCTGCCCCGGTGACCGCGTACTCGATGTTCTGCCCGGTGTCGAGCATGATCGTCGACCCTGCGGGAATCGACACCGCGGTCTGGATCGACGTCGCGCCAGCCGCGGCCGCGGCCGCCAGCGTCGTCGAGACACCGGGCGTGACGACGTCCGGCCCGACGATCCCGGCCAGGAACAGCCCGACGAGATCGGGGTAGGCCATGACGTCCAGCGACCATGTGGCGTGCACCGGCCCCTGATACATGCCCTGGAGTTCCGAGTCGTTGTACCGGTAGGACTCGTCCTTAATGGACCCGATCACGTCGTCGAAGTCCGCCTTGGTGAACGGAATCGAGTACGACGGGACGACGTACGTACCGGGCGTCACTTCGGGAGCGATGCCCAGTTTGGTGAGCCTGGACAGCTGGGTCATCGGCTACTCCTTCACGGTCGATTCGTCCTCGTCGCCGGACGTCGGGGCCTCGGCGACGGAGGACTTCTTGCGCGCGGCCGCGGACACCCGGCTCGGGGTCTGCTTGCCGGGCGGCGGGGTGGTGGGCTGGGGGAGCGTCGCCGGGTCGGCCGGTGTGTTCGGCACGGGCACGACCTCGGGCGGCGGGTCGAGCGGCGTGAGCCCGGTGATCGGGTCCGGCCAGTCGATGGTCTCGCCGGGGCCGACCTCGGCCGGGACGCCTGGCACCGTGACCGGCCACAGGGTGTTGTTGATCTGTCGCACGCGAAACTCCAAGCAGGACAAGGGAAACGGGGTCAGATGAACGCCTCGTCCTGCGCCTGCCACATCACGTCAGCGCGGAGCAGGCCGTCGACGGCGGTGTTCTCGACCGGCATGTAGTGCACGGTGATCTCCGTGCGCGCGGGCGCTTCGGCGACGGCGAGGAACCGCCCGCCGTGGGTGTGGTCGCCGAGCAGGCCGCGGACCCGCTCGACGACCAGGCCGATCGCGTCATCGAGCGCGTCTTGCTCGAGCTCCGCAATATTCGCGGTGACCGTGGTGGTGCCGAGCGGCCAGTAGATCGCCGCCCGGAACGAGTACGTGGCCAGCTTCCGCTGGTTCGCCCACCGGTCATCGGTGTAGTTGCCGGGCAGCAGGTACAGGCCGGCGGCCCGTGTCGGCGGGGTCCGGGGCATCCGTGCCTGCACCACCTTGAACGGGCCGCCGTCGGCCTGGAGAAGCGCGGGCAGCCCGTCACCGGAGGAGGTCAGCCACGCCGCTTCGCGTTTGATGGCGTCGCTGATGCCCGGCACGGCTAATCGCCGTCCGCCGCCGGGGCGTCGAGCGCGGCCCGCACGAAGGAGTCCTTGGCGGACAGCAGGGAGCCGAGGCCGCGCGTCAGCATCGGACAGTCGGGCAGGTGGTCGATCATGTCCTGCGCGAGGTCGTGCACGGCCTTGCTCACCGCCCGGAGCCGGTTGGGCAGGTGCTCGTACTCGAAGTACCTGGCGATATCGACGACGGCCGCGTGGCGGCCTTCCAGTCTTTCCATGTTCACCTCACGAAGTCAGGGGAGCGGCCCTGAGCAGGGCCGTCAGGTCTTGCGACCACGGCGCTTCTTGTGCCGGGTCTTCTTCGGTGGCTTCCACACGCGGTGGTGCGGAACGCGACGGCGGACGACGATCCGGGTACGGCGCATCCGGTGTTTGATGACCACACGGGTCCGTTTCCGGTAGGAGCGCGCCGAGATCAGCCGGTACTGCTGGGCGTGGTGGCTGCCCCGCTTCACCCGTCTCGTGCCGTGACGTTTCCCGGCGTGCGACACCGCACCGTGCCGCGCCGGACGCCGACGCCTGGTCGCGGTGCCGTCGTGGCGGCCGCGAGCGTTTCGTGATCGGGCGCGCGCGTTCGGGTCGCGCGGTCGCTTCGGCTTCGCACCGGCCGTGCGCCGCTTCCTCTCCCAGTACGCCTTGAGCGCGGCCGAGATCTTCGCCTTCGTCTCCGCCGACAGCGGATGACCCTTGTGCGACTTGCCTTTCCGCGCGCGGTTCCGCTGCCGCGCGGCCTCCGCGAGCTTCGCCCGGCCCGCCGGGGTCAGGTGGTACGTCCTGGCCATCGGATCAGTCGCCGCGCTGGTACGGGCTCAGCCACGACACCGCCAGCGCCTCCAACGCATCCGGGTCATGCCCATGCGTCGTTTGCAGCGGCGCCAGCTCCCGGCACGCGATCGCGGCCGCCATGTACTTGCACGCCCGCCGCAGGTCAGACGGCACGGTCGTGTACCCGCCGGAGTACCGCACCGTCGCGTACGACCCGATCGGCAGCCACGTCCCGAGTCGGAACCACACGTGCCCGGTGTCGACGTCCGGCCCCTCGAACCCGCCGCCCACGAGATCCTGCCCGCCGCCGTAGGAGCGGGTGACCGCGATCGACAGGTCCGAATAGGACCAGAACTCCGGGTAGTGCGGCGCACACTGGTGCAACCAGATGTGCCGCACCTGATCCGATCCCGAGTTCAGCGACGTCGCCCACGACCGGCCCAACTGCCCGGCCAGATCCAGCGGGATCCCTGCCGACCCCGAAAACTCGTCCGGGTCCACACCCGCGAGCCGGTGCGTCTCGACGAGCCCGGTGAACGGCGCCAGCCGGCGACCGACCTCGGTTTCGCACGCGCGAGTCGCCTCGGCGAGCATGTCCGTGATCGCCGCGGGGGAGAACCCGTGCACCAGGTCCGCGAACGCGCCTTCCTGTAGCTGCTCTGCTGTGCAGAGCGGTGTTGGTGCATCTTCGCTGGCCACAGGAACCCCCTTCCCAGCCCGCTAGGCCAAATGAGTGAATGTGGTGTTGGGGGGTTAATTCGGAGGGGCCTCGCCCCAATAACAGAAGGAGCAGGTGACGACGGGTCGCCTGCTTTTTTTTGTGCCCAGAAAGGCCGACCATGATCAAAGTCCCTGTCGTGAGACTCTGGTTTACGCAGGTCAGGTGGCTCGCATGACACCTCTCGAATGGGCAGAGGTGGCCGCTGTCGGTGCCTTCGTTGGCGTCGTCGTCGCAGCCGGAGTGGCTGCGATCGTTCGGCGCGAGAAGCTGCTCAGGCTTTTCGTGATCGCGGGCGTTCTGCTGCTCGGCGTGCTGGCCGTCTCCCAGGGAAACCCGGACGTCGTTCGTGAGCTCCGGGGCTGGTTCCCGTGAGCGCGCTAGTCGGTCGAGGCGGGTCGCCTGCTGCCACGTCCGCGAGCCTTCGGTGCCACCACAGGCTCGGCCTCGGGTTCGGAGAGTTCCGGCGTGCTGGCCTCCTCACGGGCAGCGAGTCCGGCGAGATCCGCCTCCGGCTCGACGTCCGGCGTCACCGCGGCGGCGGCCTTCTCGGCGGCGACCTGCGCGGCGAGCGCTTCGAGGTCGACCAGGCCGGTGGTCACCGGCTCCGGCTCGTCGACGGGCTCGGCCTCGTGGAAACCGCCGTCCGGGATCTCCAGCAGGTCGGCGGCGTGCTCGGGGGCGACGTCGACGACCGCGCCGTCCTCGCCCCACGTGTGGCCGTACGAGTCACTGCCCGCACGGTCCTTTCGGATCAAAACCATGACCGTCCAATCACGACAGAAGAGGGGTATGGGGGAGCGGGGCGCGGCTGCCACAGTGGACGGCCGCGCCCCGGATGCCGCGTCAGAGCTGGGTGTTGACCCGGTTGATCACGCCGAGGTACTTCGGCGCGCGCAGCGCCAGCGTCGTGTCGGCGACGATCGCGTACGGCAGGGTGTCGGGGCTGTCCGTCGTCGGGAAGACGTCCAGCGGTTCCAGCTCCCGCACGTACGGGCGGTACAGGTTCTCGCGGTCGCGCGACACGAGGTAGATCGACTCGTTGCCGGTGGCGGGCGGGAACCGGTTCACGTTGCCGCCGACGTACACCGGGGACGGCTGCGCCGGAGCGGTGGCGCCGGCCTTCGGGATCAGCGTGGCGCCGTTGTCCACGATGGACGTGGCCATGATCGGCGTCTTGCCGTCCGCCGCGAACCCGACGACGGCGTCCACGACGCCGAGCAGGGTTTCGGTTCCCGGGCTGGTGGAGCGGTACACCTTGTAGAGGAGCGGCTGCGCGCCCTCCAGGCCGCCCGGCACCGCGAAGGACAGCGTGACCGTGTTCGTGGCGCCGGTGAGCGCCGCGGTGGTGACCGCCGCCGACGCGGCGATCTCGCCCTGGCGCTCCATGACCGCGGAGATGCGGTAGTTGTAGGTGCCCGCCGCCAGCGTGCCGCCGGTCGACGCGCTCGCCTGCGTGACCGTGCCCATCGTGTACGTCCGCGTCGACAGGAACGAGGACTTCACGATCGGGATGCCCCGGTAGGACGGCACGATCAGACCGGCCGCGACCTCGATGGGGCCCTCGAACCGCTGCTGAGCCTGGAGCAGCTGCGACATGCGGGACTGCGCCGTGTTGCTCATGACGAACATCCACTGCGAGTCGAACACGCTCATCGCGGCGTTGGTCTCGACCATGTCCGCGAGCTCGTCGAGGTGCGCGAGCGACAGCGACGCGCCGCCCTTGTCCTGGGCGTTCTGCTCGGCACCGGAGAAGTTGCCGACCAGGGAGTCCAGGCCGTCGAACTGCGGGTAGGCGCCGTTCACGGTCGCGGCCGCGTTGCCCCACAGGACCGAGGTCTCCATGTCCCAGTAGAGACCCTGGATCGAACCCTCGATCTCTCGGGCGCGCAGGTCGCCGATCACCTGGCGGGTGACCGCCTGGGCGTAGCCAGTGACGCCACCGACCGTCTGGAGGTGGGTCATCTGGAACGCGTACTGCTCGTAGGTGCTGGCGGTCAGCGGTCGCGCGCCGCCGTCCTGCACGTGGCCGCCGCGAGGATTCCGGGTGCGGCGGTTGAAGTAGTAGACGTCCGAGTCCCACCGACCGCTGGGGATCGAGCGGACCAGCGGCGAGTAGCGACGCTGGTACTCCAGCAGCTGCGGGTCGATGATTTTCGGGATGAGCGCGCCGACACCGGCCGCGCCAAGGGCTTCCTTCAATTCGTTGCCGTTCACGGCGATGGTCCTTTTCTCAGGCATGAAGAAGCCCGCCACAGGGGCGTGGCGGGCTTGGGGGATGGGCGACCATCACTGCCGGACGGCACCAGCCGGGGCTGGCGGTCAAGACGAGGGGATGAAGCCGAGACAGAGGGAGCGGTTACTGCGGCTGCCGGTAGATCGAGCGGGCGCCCATGATCGTCTGCTCGGTGGAGGGGCGCAGGTACTTCGCGCGCTCCTCCTCGGTGTAGGTGTGCAGCGGCTTCTGCGGCCACTCCGCCGGGAGGCCGTAGTCGGCGCCGACGAAGTTCGCGGCACCTGCGGCAGCCGCGCTTTCCGTGGCGCCCGGCACCAGCCCCTTCCGGGTGGGCAATCCGCCGGCTGCGGCGTGGCCCTGCAAAGCGGCGGTGATGCCGTCCTGCACCAGGCGGGCGATGCGCTGTTCGTCGGTCTCCTGCGCGGCCACCGGGGCGGCCGGGGTCGCAGGCGCCGCCGGGGGAGCGGTCTCGGTCGCGGCCGCCGGAGCTTCGGGTGCCGCTTCGGTGGCCGGTGCCGCCGCTGCTTCGGCGGGCTTCGCGCCGCCGATCCGGGCCAGCAGGGCATCGAACTGGTCGCCGGTCAGGGTGATGCTGGGCGCGGCCGCCGCCTGGGTGTCGGCCGCCGGGGTCGTGGGCTCCGTCATCGCGGGCTCCTCTCCTGGTGTGTCGGCGACGGCCACCGGGGCGGTCACCGTCTCGTCGTGGATGTCGGCCGCGGGCGCAGCCGGTTCGGGGTCGGGGGTGGTCTGCTCGGCCTCGATCACTGCGGGGTCCTCGGTGGCCGCTTCGGTCGGCTCCCCGCCGCCCCCGCCACCGTTGAGGTCCGGGTCGATCGCCAGGAGCGCGGAGATCGCGCCATCCATCGCGGCCTTCCCGATCGCGGGCAGCTGGTCGGCTTCGAGGTACCAGGACGACACGCACACGCAGATCGGGCCGTTCGTCAGCTCGACCTTGAACGCGCCAGAGTCGTCGTCAAACATCTCCAGCACGCTGGACTCGTTCACCGCGCGGACCGGACCGGCCAGCACTCCGGCCGTCGCGGTCAGGCCATGGGTTTCCAGAGCCCGCGCGATCCGCTGCCGGGCCCGCTTGAGCTGCGGCGGGGTGTACTCGGCGGTGACCGACTCCTGGGTGAACGCGTACCAGGCGTTCACCGTCTCGGCGGCCGTGCCGAGCGGATACCGCTGGCCTCGGCCGGTGTAGCCGTTGTCGGCGTAGGTGACGCGCGGCTGCTCGGCGGCCGCGGGTTCGGACGCTGGGGTCACGGGGCTTTCCTCCTTGATCGGGGTGGTGTCCACCAGCGCTTCCTGCACGGACTCGTGGATGACGGTGCGGCCAGCGGACTCGGTGGCGCCGGCCTCGGCCGGTTCGGTGCGCTGCACGGCGTCGACGCGCGCACCCGGCACGCCGGGGCTCTTCGTGAAGTCCAAGCCGTCCAGCTCCAGGTCGTCGCCGACCTCGACGGGCCCGCCGTCCGGCCCGGACTCGGTGCGGACCGGGCCGAGCCAGAACCCTCGGATCGAGACGCCGCGCAGGAACTGGCGTCCCTCGGCGTCCGGCTCGATGAGGTTGAGAATGTCGCGGGCGGTGCCCGTGGTGGCCATCTCGGCGACGAAGTGCACGGCGCCGGTCTTGTCCATCGACAGCTCGACCAGGCGCCCCACGATCTCCGTGGAATCGTCCTCCGCGTCGTGGTGGGTCAGCATCGTCAGCGGCATCCCGTCCGGATCCGACAGGCGCTCCTGCGCCCGCGCGACCATCCGCGCGATCAGCTCCCGCGTGTACAGCCTGCGGTTCCGGGACACCCCCGGCTTGATCGCGACACCGGTCGCGATGGCGAGCGTGCTAGCGGCCACGGCGGGCACCTCCTCCTCGAGCTGGGGGCGTCGCTGCCCGGATCGGCGCGGCGGCCGCGGGGAAGACCTCGCGCAGCTTTACCCGGACCTCCGGGGAGTCGAGCGCGAGCAGAAGCAGCTCCATGAATTCCTCGACGTCGGCGTCGGCGAGGACGTCGTCCCCGTCGTCGGTAGGCCGGGGACGGGGACGCATCCGACCCGGCCGTCGCGGGGAAGACGAGGACTGGACCGGGGACGGGGAACGCGCCGGGGACGACCGGGGAGCCGGGGAATAAGAGGGGGACATGCAGGTCACCGGCCATAAAGGGCGACAGCGACACCTTGCAGGTTGGGGGTGGTGCCGCCGACGGTGAAGACCAGTCGTCCCCGCTCGGGGAGCACCAGCGGCTTGGTCGCGTGGTGCAGTCCCCCCGCCGCCTGCGCCGTCCCCGCAGCGGTCAACTGGGGGGCGGCGAGCCCGGCGGGGAACCACTTGTCCCCGGCACCCTTGATCTCTAGGGACACGTCCAACGTCGGGGCGTCCCCGGCGACCGAGTCGACGGAAACCGACAGCCAGAGGTCGGTGAACTCGCGGAGGCTGAACTCCTTCGAGGTGGTCGTCGCGGTGAGCGTCGAGCTGATGCCGGACGAGGCCCGCGACCAGACAAGGCGCCCATGGGGCAGGTAGTTCATCGAGACCCTCCGAGCAGGTAGGGGAAGACGTCGAGCGTCAGCGGCGACGTGGGAATCAGGACGCACCGGCAGTACGGGTGCAGCGGTGGCGTCGGGGCGCCACCGATCGGATGCGGACTGGCGGACTCGGCGTCCATGCAGTGCCCGCACACCAGCGCGCCGCCCACCGTCACGAAGTCCACGTACCGGGCACCGTGCTCCCGGTAGAGGGAGAGGCCGGCGTGCGCGAACTCGGCGCCCATCGCGACGTCCATGCCGACCGTGAGCGCGCGCAGCTCGTCGTCGTCGAGCAGGTCCCACACGGAGCGGACCATCTCGTCGTAGTCGGCGCCGTCGTCGGCGAGCCGGGCCAGGACTGCGGCTACGTCGCCAGCGGCCGCGCGGATCAACGCGGTGATCACCGCGGCGGCGAGAGCCGGATCTCCGGGGTGGTCGGTGTAGGCATCGGCGAACACGGCGGCGACGTCGACCGGGCCGTGCCCGGCTTGGTGCGCAGCGAGCGCGAGCGCACCCGCGTAGCCCTCGGCCCAAGCCGCGCGGAGGGCATCGGTGACGAGCGTCGCGAGCGCCACGAACTTCGGATCGTGCCGATCCCGGACGATCCCGGACAGCAGTAGGAGCGCGGCCGCGGCCGCCTCGGCACGATGCCGATCCCGGGTCTCGGGGTCGGTCGCCTCGGACGCCAGGGCGAGCCGACGTCGGAACGTCGCCACCGATCCAGCGACGTCCGCTGTAACGGTGAGTGACGTCCATGCGGCGGCGGCGAGACGTGTCCGCTCGTCGACGAGCGCGTCCCGCCGCGCGTACACCTCGGCCCAGATGCCTTCCAGTTCGCCGAGCCGGACGGTCGCCTCCAGTACCCCTGGCTCCGTGTCGTGCTCGCACGCGAGCGCCACGGCGGCCGCGCACCCGGCCCGTACCTGGTCGGTGAATGGGCCGTTCGTGGCAGCCCACCCGGAGACGTACGCGAGCCGGGCGGCATTGGCGAACTCGGACACGGACACCTCCCCGGGGACGTCGTCGATCGGGGACGCGGCTCCCCGCGCCGGGGACCTCAAGCCGCCAGCGCCCTCGTTGTCCGGTCGTGCGGGGACGGCGAGTGAAGAGGGGAGTGAAGAGGGGAGTAAACGGGGAACGGGTGGGCCCGAGGGGTGCGCGGGGACGTGGCGGGGACTCGCCAAGCGGGGGTTTCCCCGCGTTCCCCGCGTCGGGGGCGAGTGAACGGCAACTGATCTGACCTGCGGTTTCCCCGTTCCCCGACGTGTTCAGGCGGGGACAACCGCCGCCGAGGCGACTATCGGCGGGACTGGGGAGAAATCGGGGAGTGATGGCGCCCGGGGACGTGTTCAGAACCGATAGCGGAACGGTTCCCAGCGGGGAATCGCGGAGATCCCGTCTGACCGGCTGGCCCCGTACTGGTCCCGTGCGGACCCGCCGATCCCCGCCGTCTGGGGATAGCCGCGGTCGCGCAGCAGCCGCAACCCGGCGGCCTGACTCTCCACCGGCAGGTCGATGTCGGAGGCGAAACCGTAGCCAGGGATCTCGACGGTCCACTGGCCGTCGCGCTTCCGGATCGCAGCCCTGCGGCGCGGCACCGGTCAGCCCTCCACGGGTACGTGCCACGTCCCCGGCTCGTGATCGAGACGCGTGCACAGCAGCGGCCGAGGGTGGCCTTCGGCCGCTGGCTCGCCCTCATCCATCGGGATCTCGTCCACGAAGAAGTGACCACGGGGAGTGAACACGGCGAGGGACACAGCCGTCGCGTCGTCGTCGGGCGGCGGGTCGTTCGGCACGAGGGTGGTGACCGCCGCGAGGCAGTGCGCGGGGTCGTCGCCCCACTGGGCGACGTAGTGGACGATCTGCGCGAGCGCGGCGGGCACGGGCACCTCCAGAGGGGTCGGTGAGCTTGGCCCGGCCACCTCGCCGCACACGGCACGTGCGCGCGGTCGAGGTGGCCGGGAAAGTGCCGGCCTGGGAGCGCCACGGGGGCTCTCCAGGGCGGCATGGGGCCGCGGACGCGGCGCGCCTGGATCCGCCAGTTACGGGGGTGAGGTCCGGCGCGGCCAGCGTCCGCGGAGTCAGGCGATGATCTTCGGAATCAAGGCGGCCACGTCGCGGGCTCGCACCGGGCGCGGCTGCTCCGGAGCGGGGTCCGGCTCGGCCGCCGTCTCGACGTCGTCGTTCATCAGGCGGCCGCCAGCTCAGCCAGCGCGGCGTCACGACGAGCCCGGTAGCGGGTGTGGAACTCCACGAGCCGGACGCGGTCACCACCGAACATCTCGGTCGGCTCCTCGTCCTTCTTCGCGTCGTCGTTCTTGCCCGCGGCCTTGCCCGGCTCCTCCTGGTCCTCTTCGCCGCCGGTGCCGACGTCGTCGGGTTCCTCGGCGCCCGGCTCCCCGGCGAACGGTTTCAGCTCGTCCGGGATCGGCTCGGGCTCCGGCTTCACCAGCTGCACCGGGGTGGCTTCGTCGGCCGGTTCGCCGGCCTCCAGCGACGTCCCGCGCAACAGTGCGGCGATGGCCGCCTGGCCGTGCGCGATCACGTCCCGCCACAGGAACATCCTCGTTCCGACCACGAACACCGGTTCGTCACCGCCGGGGACCGAAGGTTCGCCGATCTCGGCGCGGGCCCGGTTCAGCGTCCACAGGCCGGTGGTGACCCGCTTCTCCCGGATCTCCTCGATGACCTTCGAGTCGCGCATGTCGACCTGCTTGAACTTGAGCGTCCAGCCGGTGATGTTGAAGCCGTTGGTGACCAGCGCCGACACCAGCTTCTCCAGCACGATGGCGGCGATCGGGTCGCAGGTGTTGACCTCGTAGCTCTTGCGCTGCGACTCGCCGGTGCCGCCACCCAAGTTGCCGGACTCGATCACACCGACCTCGGCCGGAGGAACGCCGTAGCAGGCCAGGATCTCGTCGCGCTTCTGCGCCAGCGTCTCCAGCGCCTCGCCGATCTTGGCCTGCTGAAGTTCGTTGATCTTCCCGCCGCCCTTGGTGGTGATCGGAACGCCGATGTTGCGCGGGCCGACGTTGCGCACCATGTGCTGCGACGTCCACTTCGTGATCTCGGCCGGGGACATGTCCCGGGGGAGGTCGGCGTGGATCTGGGCGGGGTTGCCCTTGCGGTAGATCTCCTTGAGCGTGGCCGCGGTGAACAGCCAGGTCGTGATGGGCAGCAGCGCGGCCTGCGTCGGCGCCACCCCGAACATCCCCGAACGCGGGGCATCGAGGCTGATGTGGATGACCTCATGCGGCGCGAACTCGGCGCGCTGCCCCTGATCAGTCACCTGCACGTAGGCGGTGATCTCGCCGTGCTCGTCAGCGATCGGCAGCATCGACGGCGCATCCAGCGTGTACAGCGCCACCGGCACTCGTCCCAGCCACACGACTTCGACGTACGCGTCACCGAACACCAGCAGGTCCGCGATCGTGGACCGGAGCAGCTGTCGAATGTCCTCGCGCGGGTTGCAGAATTTCAGCAGCCGCTCCAGCGCTAGCACGTTCGCGGGCTTCTTCGGCTGCTCCTGGTCGCCCTCGCCGTCGTCGTTCACCCAGTCCGTGACCAGCCCGCCAGCGGTGATCGTGCGGGCGATCGCGTTGGTACATGCCCACGACCACGGGCACGCCAGGAACGCCTCGTACAGCTGTTGCATCAACGATCGGCGGTCGGTCTGTGTCGCCGTCCCGACGCCCTGCGACGTCTCGGTCAAGCCGCCCGGACCGACGCCGTACTCGAAACCGCGGCGCGGGGCCGCCGGCTGCGCGAGCGCCACCGGAGCCTTCGCCTCGGTGACCGTGTCGTCGCGGCCGCCGCGCCGGAACCAGTTGCTCCAGAAGGCCATCGTGCACCTCCTGATCAGACGTCGTCGGCGGTGACCACCGCTCCGCGCGTGGAATCGGTGTCCCCGGCCCAGCCGGGACGGTTATCGGTGCGGTAGGCGTAGTCACCGATCCGGTGCACATCGCCCACGTTGTTTTCGCCTGGTGGGGCAGGTACGAACTCGGGCCCGCCGCCCAGGTTGATCAGCAGATACCGGAGTGCGTCTCCGGCGTGGTCCTCGGCGTTGCTGTCGATGTCCTCCGGGTCGCCGGACGTCGCGTGGGGCAGCGTCGGCAGCGTCCGGATCAGGTTCTCGACGGTCTCGAACGCGTGCAGGCGGGGGCAGGTTTCCCAGCCCATCGCCCGGTGCAGCACGCACGCCGGGCCCTCCGCGAGGTAGGAGTGCACGCGCTGCCAGCCCGGGACGCGGCCGCCTTTCCCTGCCGGGGTCAGGAACACACCGTTGTCGGCGTAGGCGTCGCTGATCGGCTTCGCGTCGCCTCGGGTCGCCCACATCGCATCGTCGCCGAACCGGGAGCCGACGTGCTCTTCGTCGCCCTCGGCTGCGAGGATGCGCCGCGCCTGCTCGGCCTCGCCGACCCGCGTGGCGTACAGCTCCCGGTACACCCAGACCCGGCCGTCTTCGTCGACCGCGGCCCACAGCACGCACCAGGGGTTGCTGAAACCCCAGTCGATGCCGTTGTAGCGGCGCCAGCTGGACGGCAGGCTCACCGGCTTCACTACGTGCCGGTCGAACGACCACTCCGAGAAAGCCTGTCCGGCGAAGGTGTCCCAGTTCCCGTCACGGAACGCGGCGCGCAGCTGCTCGGGCAGCGCGTCCAGGTCGTGCGCGTACTCGGCGTTCACGTGCGGGTTGTCCGAGAGCTTCGAGGGGATGAACCGCACCTCGCGCTTGCGGACGTCCACATAGGTCTTCGTGCCGTAGTTCGTCGGCTTGATGAACCTGTCCCTGACGAAGCCATGACCCGGCCCGCCCGGGTTGGTCCCGCTCCGGATGCCCAGCACCGGAACGTCCTCCCGGCCGGACCGAAGCCGCGACTCCAGAAAGGACACCACGTTCGGCGGGGTCAGCGTGCGCTCGTCGAACAACAGCAGCTGGTACTGGCCACCCTGGCGCCGTGTCGCGTCCTGCAACGACTCCGCGTAGCGGAACATCAGCCGCGAGCCGTTCGAGAAGGTCAGGTTGTACTTCGTGCCGTTCCACGCCGCGCCGAGCTCCCGCGCGAAGCCGACCTCGGCCAGCTCGGCGAGCAGACTCTCCTCGAGCTCCGGGTACGTGCGCCGGAACGCGCCGACCCGGAGCCCGGGGTAGCGGACACAGGCCCGAAGGCCCTCCATCAGCAGCGCCCGAGTTTTCCCGCCACCGGCCGCGCCCCCGTAGAGGACGTCGAACTCCGCGGCTTCGTGGAACACGATCTGCCGGGGCGTCGGGACGTACCCGAGCGTCCCGAACACGTCGACGTTGCGCAGCCGCTCAGTCTCGCGCCGCTCAGCCTCAGCTTTCAGCTCCCGCAAAAGGGTCAGGCGCTGGATTTTCAACTCCGCCAGCGAGCTCGGCTTCGAGTTTCCGGATCTCCTCGTCGACGGCGTCAAGGGTGATCACCTCGACCTTCGCCGGGCGATCCAGCCCCAGCAGCTTCCGGCGCTCGACGATCAGCCGGCGGCACGTCTCGATCGCCAGCAGGTCACCCTTGACCGCGGCAGGCCACGCCGCCGCCTGCAACCGGTCGAGCCGCATCAACTCGACGTTGCGCAGCTCGTCGACGGCCGCGGACGCCTCCTGAATGTAGGCCGTCATCGCCCGCTGAATGTCCTTGTGCGCGGCCTGCCGCGACGAATATTCGAGCCGCTCGGCGATGGTCTCGTAGTCCATCCCGGCGAGCCGGAGCCTGATCGCATCCGCCCGGCGTTTCGCGGTGGCCGCGCGCTGCTCCTTCGACGCACCCACGAGGAGGTCACCCCCTCGCGATCGAGCACTACCAGAGCTGGGCGGGCTGAGGCACACGCAGCGAGTCGAGGAACGTCGCGCCGGGCGCGTCCGGCCGGACACGGCCGGGGAAGACCCCCTTCATCACCGTCCGCTGGAGCTCGCCGAGCGCGGTGCGCCGGTCGAGAACGGCCGGATGCTGGTAGCCCTCCGCGACGCGACGCCGGTACTCGAGGAATCCCTCGGTGTTCCGGAAGCGGCAGTGCAGCGCGAGGTGGCAGATCACGCACAGCCCGACGAAGCTGGTCGGCTCGTCGTAGTTCTCGTGGTGCGCGTCGATGACGCCCTCGTTCTGGCCGCACGACTCGCATTGCGTCGGGCGCTCGATTCGGCCGGCCGCGAATTCCCTCGTGAGCCAGGACTGGACGCGTTCGCGTTGCGCCCCGGAAAAGCCGTTATAGGTGGAGAGTCCCATAGGAATGTCCTAAGTGGATTCGGTGCGTTGCTGACCGAAGGACACTACCGGGCACCCCCGCCGAGCACTACCGCTTCGCCGCGGGCTTCCGGCCGTCCTCGGCCGGGTACCAGGCCGGGCTGTATGCCCAGTCCTTGATCCCCTTTACCGCGAACACGCCGTCCTGCGCGAGCAGGTTCACCTCGTCGAGCGTCGCGCCCATCTCGGTGGCGATCTCCTGCGGGTCCATCGCGTGAACCTCGATCAGCTCCCGCACGATCTCGCTCATGCTGACCGCGACGTGCGTGCCCTTCGCGCGGTTGATCCGGATCGTCATCAGCATCGCGGTCGGCCGGTCGACGTCCAGCACCGCCACCGGCACCTTCCCGCCCCAGCGCTGCCGCACCTGCGCGGCGAGGCGTTTCCACTTCCCGTGGCCGTCGACACCGCCGTTGGAGGAGAGCCGCCACCGGTGGAAGCCGTCGATGATCAGCCCGTCCGGGTTCACCAGCAGCGGCTGAATCCAGCCGGTTTCCAGCATCGAACGGGCCAGCAGCTTGAGCTCGGCGCCGTGGACCCGGTTCGGGTTCCAGCTGTTCGGGTCGAGCATGTCCGCATCCACCCACTGGAGGTGGTCGAGCGGGTCGGCCCCTGCCGGGGTCGGTTCGAGCTTCGTGATCATCCTCGCGTCCCCCGTTGCGCCTGGTCGGATTTGGTCTGGTCGGCGAAGGCCTGCGGCAAGATCCGCCGCTTGTACGCGCCGGAGGTGAACTGCTTGAGCACGTAGGGGAGCGGGAACGAGTCCGGGGCTCGTCGGGCGGCGACCTTCACCCGCGCCAGCGCCTTCATCGCGTTCGCCAGCTCCGCGGCCTCGTCGAAGTGGTCGGTGATCCACTGCTCGATGCCGTCCCACGATTCGGCGTAGCGGGCGAGGATCCCGGCCCGGTCGATCTCCGCGTGATACCGCTCCTGGAGCGCCATCTCCGGGAAGATCTCCATCACCTGGTCGTAGAAGACCGGCTCGGTGGCGCGCAGGTAGTGCAGCGCCTTCGCCGACTCGGGGATCAGCGGCGTCGCCACACGAAGCGCGTTCCCCGCCCACGCCTGCGCGTCGTAGATCGGGCAGTACCGGATCTCGTTGTCATAGAAGAACCGCAGGACGTCGTTCTCTTGCCAGTCGAACAGCGGCTTGCACAGCGACGCCTTCGGCGTGCTCGACGCGCAGATGTAGTTCTCGTTGAGCTTGACCACCGACGACTGCCACCGCATCAGCGACTCCGAGGCGCGGACACCGGTCATGATGGCGACCTTGCCCTTGTACGGGGCCGCGAGCACCGAGTCCATCGTCAGCTGCGAGAACACCGTGTCCGGCGGGTAGCCGAGGTCGTCGAGCGTCGTCGCCCACGCCGGTTTCGGGCGCACGTGCTCCCGGTTCGGATCCCACTGGATGTACCGGGACGTCTTGCCCAGCACGTACTTCGAGGAGATCAGCGGCACCGCGTACCAGGTCATGTTCACCCACGGCAGTTGCCGGTAGGTGTCCACGAAGGACAGCACGGTGTCCGGGATGACCTCCTCGTCGCGGAAGGCCACGTTCACCGCGGTGAGCCCGCGCTCCTGCGCGACCTCCCACGTCAGATGCAGCAGCGCCAGCGAGTCCTTGCCACCGGAGAACGCCACCACGACGTTGTCGACCAGATCGTAGATGTGGTGGATCCGCCGCCGCGCCTCGTCGACCACGTTCGCGTCGATGTGCCTCTTCACCCTGGTCACCGGTCAGCACCGCCGATCCCCGGTACCCGGGCGTCGAAGAACTCCACCAGCCGCTCGCCGAGCGTCTCGGCGCCGCCGTACTCGCGCTTCAGCCAGCGCACGAACGCGTACCAGCGGGCCTGCTGCGTCTCGTCGTCGAACACGATCTGGTACGCCACCACGGGTTCGCCGACCCCTGCCGGTGAGTCCCCGCCGGCCTCGTCCTCGCCGTCGAACTCGGGCGGTTCGAGCAGCCGGTCGACGTCGTCCTTCGTGTACCCGGTGCCGTCGTAGTCCTCGTCCAGGTAGGACAGCAGATGCACTAGGGCGTCGTCGTCGTACCCGCCCAGCTCGGCCGAGCGGTTGTCGACCAGGTTGATCCGGAGCGCGTCCTGGTCGTCGCAGGTGATGACCTCACACCGCGCCGTCGCGTGCCGCTCCAGCTTGATCGCCTCGAACGTGTGGTTCCCGGCGAGGATCGTCAGCGTGCCGTCGTCGGCCTGGCGGACGACCAGGGATCTGTACTGGCCGTTCCGCTTGATCGATTCGCGGATCTTCCCGACGTCGCCACGCTTGGCGTTCCCCGGGTACTTCACCAGCTCGCCGAGGGGGATCTCCCTCGTCTCGACATACACCGCGCTCACCGGCTACCCCCTCTTGAGTTGTTGGATCTCGGGCCCCGCCGAGGTGCCGCCCGGCGGGGCCCGAAAGCGGTCGGTACGCGCTTCACACGCCATCCATTCGTTGCGCGTGCTCTGCCCGGGCGAGGCGGGTATCCTGGAGTGACCGACACCGCCCAGCGACGGGGAGACCGCTCGGGAGCGGTGGTCGGACAGCTTTGGAGGATCAAGGCCTGGCCGCGCCAGGTCTTACTTCGCATGGGCTCCTGGGCCCGAATCAGCCTCGGCACGTTGGTGATATCCACGCCCTGACTCGCCGCTGATCAGTCGCCAGGACGACTGATCAGCGTGAGGGGGACGGCAAGTGGTAAACGCTCTCGTTGCGGCCTACGCACTCTTGTTGATGGCCCTGCTCGGCTGCGCAGGCTGCGTCGCCCTATTCGTGGACGACGCGACGAGACGGGCCGACGCCTTCAAGGTGTTGAAATACACCGGTCGTCTCGTGGCAGGCACCGGAGGCGCCGGTGGGCTGATCGCCTTAGGAATCAAGCTCTACGAGCTGGGAGTCCTGTGAACGAGGCCGGGCCTGCCCAGGGTGATCCCCGGGCAGGCCCGTGAGGCTGACAAAGTCCTCTGCGAGCACGGTAGCGGTCGGCACCGACAGAAACGGCCCGCCCCCGGAGCAGAGGGGCGGGCCGTTTCGCGGTTTGGATACACGACTCCCGTCGCGCAGGCGCCTATTTAGCCAGGGACCGAGTCGATCACGCCACGGCCGCCACCTCTTCGGCGTGTCGCGGCCGCCGGTTCCGGGTCGGCGTCGACGTCGCCACCTCGACGACGTCGGCCACCGAATACAGCGGCCAGCCGCGGCCGTTGCGGCGCCGGGCGACGATCCGGCCGTTGCGGGCCCAGGTGTGGATCGTCTGGACGCTGAGCGAGTCCCGCGCCATCAGCTGGGGGAGCGCCTTCGACAGCTCGGCCGCGGTGAGTTCGAGCGACAGCGCCGAGTTCAGCAGTTCTTCCCGGCGAGACGCGGCATCGTAGGTGAGGCCGCAAGTCGAGCAGCGCGCGAACTTTCGGTCCGGCCAGCCGTACACGTCGCCGCCGCACACCGCGCCGGTGTCCGGGTCAGGCTCGTCGCACTGCCCGGCGTACTGCCGATCCGGCCGCCGGTCGATCGCCCGCCAGCACCGGTCGATGCCGTCCATCACCATCGCGTACAGGTCGCCGGCCTCCGGGGTCTCGGCGAGCCACGTCGGCCGCAACGCCAGGTACTCGGCCATGCCCTCGATGGTGGGCGCGCAGTGCGGGACGTGCTGGTACCCGTGCGCCAGACGGCGAAGGCCTTCGCCGTCGCTGATCCCGAGGCACACGGCCGTCGTCGGCATCCACCGGTCGTACAGGTAGCGGAGCCAGGACACCAAGGTCGTCTTGAGGTCGCGCAGCGCGGTATCGGCGCGCTGGTCCGCCAGCGGAGCCTGCGGCTCGCTCGACCGGACCACGATCCCGATGGAGACCTTCGAGCCGCGGCCCTGGCGTTCGGAGGTGAACCGCACCTCCTCGGTCAACGTCGGCATGGACGCGCCCCGGTCGCTTCGGCCTCGCCGGTACAGCGTCCGCAGACCGGCGCGGAGCCGGGCGACGCAGGCCGCGCACACGACCTCAGGGGAGTCGGGGCGCAACGCCGTCGAGCACTTCCGAACGGCGCACACCTGGCGGGTGTCGATCATGGTCACGGTCATCGGGCACCGCCGGAAACCCCGCGAGCGTGCTCGATGACCATGGCCAGCGCTTCGGCCCGCGTGAATCCGCACTGCTGATAGGCGGTGAACAGACCGCCCATGACCATCGCGCATTGCCGCTGGTCGGGCGTCGGGTCGACCGCTGCGGGCGGTAGGCCCGTGAGACCTTCGGTCGTCAGCTCTGACGCGATATTTTCCCCAGTCATACGCCCCTCCTGAATCAGGGGAATCCGTGCCTGATTCCCTCGAATCCATTCCAGAGTGGCGGCTTAAATATGGCCATACCGTAGTTCGTAACGCGATTTCGCGACCGAAAAAAATTGTTATGCGGCCAGGTCGCTGGAGGTGTGCGTGTGCGTTGGCGAAGGGTCTCAATCGCGTCACCCGGGGGGCAGCGTTACCGGCTAGGCTGTAAAGTATATGTGACATGAGCGACGTTGTTCTGACTTTAAGTTACATCTATGGTCGCTCGGGCTGGAGAGGAACACCATGACGGAGCCGAAGGATCTCGAACCGGGGTCGACCTTCGCTGACCGCCTGACCTACTTGATCAGAATGCACCCGGATGAGCCCGGTGACATGGAGATATCCGCGAAGATCACTGAGCAGGGTGGCCAGCTGAGCCGGAACGCGGTGTACCGGCTGCGGACGGGCAGGGAAACGAACCCCACGCTGGCGACGATCAACTCCCTGGTCAAGCTCTTCGGGTGCTCCAGCTCCTTCCTCACCGACTTCTCCGCCAAACCCGGCACCGAAGCGGCCCCCGCTGACGCCGACGACGAGACGCAGCGCGCACTCGAACTTCTCAAGGAAGCAGGTGTCAAAGAAGTCCTCAATCGAATGGGGCAGATGGGGGCAGACAGTCGCAAAATCCTCATCAACATGAGTGAACAGCTCGCGGCGCTCAACCAGAAACACGCACCAGACAAACCTGAATAG